TACCTAAGGGCGGGAGGGGGGTTTGGCCGTGAGAAGAAGAGCTAGCGGAGGACACAACTTTATCATCATCTGTATCGGGTTGTACCGCAGAATCATGTGCTGCTACAGGATTAGGATTAGTATCATTTAATTCCACAATAATTTTACTTATTTTTTTTAGATCTTCAAACCATTCTTCGTAATATATTTGTTGTATTTCTGAATTTTCATCACTATTATTTATTAAGTTATTAGTTAGATCATTAAAATTATAACATTTAGAATATTTAATAAAACGAACTTTATCTTTATATTTATTATCAATATGTTTAAATAGTTGATTATCTTCTTTGCTAATATTATCTAAAATATATTTACCATTATGACAATGATTATACATTTGTATAATAAAAGCATATATATATATGGTATTATATAATTTTCTACTTATTTCTTGAACATAAATATCATCAATTATATCATTAATATCAATAAATTGACTATTATTATACATTTTAATAGTCTTATATATATGATGAACAAAATTTTTCATTTTTTCTAAATAGATCCCTAATTTTAATAAAATTCTATTTTTTTTCTTTGAGTTTTCTGATGAATATTGATCTATTTTTTCTGTTAATTTACTAAGATCATTAGTATCATTTACTAAAATTTCATAGATTGCAATATCATAATAATCATTAATTTTTTTTTTAATTAATTTTTTGTTATTTTTATATTTACGTGTCATATAACGATATAAATCTGCACTTTCAAAATATTTTAAAGTATTTAAAGTTTTTAAAAATTGATTTTTATTATGATTTATCACCTGTTTTAATTTTACAACATTAAAAATTTCGTGATCTTTACCATATAACATTTCAAGTTTAACTAAACTTTTTATATTTAGTACATTATATTTTTCAATATAATATCTTAAATCTTTTTCTAATTCTAATTTTTTTTTATTAGAATCTCTACTATACCAATATTTAGCTCCTCTATTATTTGTAGTTCTATAACGATATCGTTGTATATTTCGTTTTAAACCTTTAAAAAAATTACCACCATTTTTATTAGTTATAGTTTTTTTTTTATTTATGGGTTTTTTAGTAGGTTTTACCACAGGTTTTTTAGTAGGTTTTACAGCAGGTTTTTTAGTAGGTTTTACCACAGGTTTTTTAGTAGGTTTTACTACAGGTTTTTTAGTAGGTTTTACAGCAGGTTTTTTAGTAGGTTTTTTAGTAGGTTTTACAGCAGGTTTTTTAGCAGGTTTTTTAGTAGGTTTTTTAGCAGGTTTTTTAGTAGGTTTTACAGCAGGTTTTTTAGCAGGTTTTTTAGTAGGTTTATTTTTAAGTACCATTCTATATTAATAAATATATAAAAATAAAGAATGTTAAATAAAATAAGATGTCATATAAATATTATGAATTATTAGGTTTAAATAAGGAAAACAATCCATCACAAAAAGACATAAAAATAGCGTATCATAAAAGTGCATTAAAATATCATCCAGATAAAAATCCAGATAATAAAGAGTATGCAGAATTATTTAAAGAGATAACAAATGCATATTCAGTATTATCAGATGAAGATAAAAAGAGGAAATATGATCAATTAGGAGATAATTATGAGGAAGGAAATAATGAAATAAATCCAGAAGATATATTTTCACATTTTTTTGGAGGAAGAGGTGGAATGGGTGGATTTAGTCATGGAGGGATGAGAGGAGATCCATTTGGAGATTTTAGTTTTAATTTTAATATGAGAAATAGAAATATGAATATGAAATGTAATGATATAACAAAAACAATAGGAGTAAATTTAGAAGATGTATATAATGGAATAGATAAATCAATAAAAATAAATATAAGGAAACATTGTTTAAAATGTCGAAAAAAATGTGATAATTGTGATGGTCATGGAGTAATAAAAAGAATACATAATTTAGGAATATTACAACAAATATCAGAAGGACCTTGTAATAAATGTAAAGGTAGAGGAGAAATACAAATAGAAAATAAAAATTGTAAAGAATGTAAAGGAGAAGGAATATATAATAAGGAGCATGTAGCACAATTAAAAGTGAAAGCAGGATTTGAGAATAATTATAGAACAGTATTTAAAGGACTAGGAGAACAACCAAAGACATCAAAACAAAAGGAAGGAGATTTAATAATAATAATATCAGTAGAAGATAAATATAATTTTAAAAGAGAAGGAAATAATTTATTATATAATTGTAAAATATCATTATTAGATTCAATAATAGGTAAAGAGATAGAGATAGAATATTTTAATAATACGAAAATAAAAATAAATACAGAAGAGAATGGAGTAATATTAAATAATAAAGAATATATATATAGAGGGAAAGGATTACCAATATATAATAATGAAACAAATAGAGGTGATTTAAAAATAAGATATGAAATAAATAAATGTAAAATAAAAAGAGATAGAGAAAAAATAAATAAATTAAAAGAATTATTTAACGATATGATTGAATAGTATTAATAAAATCGGAAATAGTTTTAACATTACCAAGTCCATAATTTCCTAAAATAAGATTAGCATCATTATTATTTTTAGATTTAAAAACATTAGAAACTTTAATAAGTATAGTATTTTTAAGATTATTATAATTTTTAACATCATCCCAAAGTTTAGGTTGTCCTTTACGAATATAATTATGAAAAACGATATTTTGATTAGGAATAAAAACATCATAACCGAAAGTAAAAAATCTTAAAGAATGTAAAACTTCTTCACCAGTGTAAAGATAATCAAGATTAGGATCGAAAGGTATTTCATTTAAGAAAGAAGATTCAAGAAATAAGAAACAACCAGTGACGAAAGGAGTTTTAATAAAAGAATTATTAGTATTAACATAATGTGCCCCTTCAAATTTAATAACATCGTGAGTGATAGTGGAGAATTTACGAATATAAGTTACATTGAATTTATCTTTATCAGAAATAGTATGAACATCATTATAATTGCGTGGATAGTGACTGAGAACAGGTTTTTGAGAGATATTATATTTTTTTAAAGATTCAATAGCGAAAATACATTTAATATCCCAATTTTTAGTAAATTTAGTATGACTATCAATTTGTAAAAAATATTGTTCATTATTCCATAATTTAGAACAAATATATCGTGCATAAGTTGGACCTTTAGCATATTCATAAGATAATTCATTAATACGAATATTAGATTTATAAGGGAAATTATCAAGATTATGAAGACAATGAAGGTCACCAGGTTTATTTTGTTGACAGATACCTAAAAAAACATTATGAGGATATTTAGCATTATCATAAATAGATTTAATGGTATCTGTACAAAGAGGGTCTCTATAACTAGCTATAGAAATAAATATAGTATTTTCTTTCATTCTAATAATAAATAATAATTTAATTAATTAAAGAATCTTCCCAATTATTAATATCACCAAATAATTCAATATTATTAATTTTAAGTGATAAAGAATTAGAAATATTAGAGATTAAAATAGCATAAGTATTATATTTAGTATTATTATCATTAATAGAAATTTTTTGATTATCATAAATAGAAGAGATATTATAAGTAGATAAATTTAATTTATTAAATTTATGATTTAAAATAGTATCATTATTAATATCATCAAAATTAGTAGCACCAATAATAACATTATTTAATAGAATATTATCTTTTAATAAAAATTTAATATCTTTAAGATAAAATGAATAATGAAATTTAATAATAATCCATTCACCAAAATCAGGTGTAGAGGCTGAAGATATAAATAATTTATTTAAATTAATATAAGAACCATCAGAATTAAATTGATTATTTTTCCAACAACCAAATAAATTGGTATCATTATTAAAAACTTGAAAAGGTTCATTAATAAAATCAGAAGAAGACCATCTAGTAGAATAAGAATAATTATTATAATTTAATAAATAATAATTATCAAGAGAATATTTAATAATAATAATACCATCATTACCATTTTCACCGGACTGCCAAAGAGAACTATTATTTTCAGAAGCGGGAGCACCACCACCACCAGAACCTAAACCATAATCAATAAAATTTGAATTAAATTGAAAACCACCAATACCACCACTAGCATAAGAAATAGAATTATTAGTAAAGTCAGAAGTAAAATGTTGACTATTATTAAAATCAATACCACCAGCACCACCACCATTACCAGCATTAGTAGTAGAACTAAATGAACCATTAAAACCTAAACCATCAGTATTATATTTAATAGAAGAACCAACAAAAGATGAATTCATAGCAGAACCACCACCAGAACCACCATCAGAAGGATTAATATTATGTCCACCGCCATAACCACCACCATTAGTATGAAAAATAATATTATTAGATAAATCAAATATACCACTATCAGAACCATTAGAAGGTAAAGAAGAAATATCATTTTGTTTATCACCACCTTTACCAACTTTAATATAATAAGAACCAGAATTTAACATAAAAGTTGATTTAATTAATAATTCACCAGCACCACCGCCACCACCTGCTAAATTACCATAACTTGAACCACCAGAACCACCACCAGCAAGTATAAATAAATCAACTAAAATATTTTGAGAAACAGTGAATTGATAAATAGATTGATTATTAATGGAAATATCATTATTATAATTAAATGAAACAATATTAGTATTATTAGAAATAGTATTATTAAAATAATTTAAATTATCAACTATATTATTATTATTAAGAGGATAAATAGATACACGATTAGTAAAAATATTTTTATAAATAGGAACATTTTGATAAATAATAGGAGTAGTAGAATCAACATAATAATTAATAGAAGAAAGATAAGCTTTATTATCAGGATCATAAATATTATCAAAGATAGTTAAATTAATAGAATCAATATAAATAAATTGTTCATTAGAAATAATATTATAAGAAATATTTCTTAAATTAATAGAATTAGTATAAGAAATATAATTTAATGTAGAAGATAATTGATTAGGTATAAAGTCATTATAGACAGAAGATATTTTATATTTAATAGACCAAACAAATTTCAAATTAGAAATATTAAAATTATTAGATAATGGAACAGTAATACCAGAATAAGATTGGTCAATAAAAGCTTTTGAATATAAAACATAAGGATTATTTTTATAAAAATTAAGATTAATATTAGTATAACTATTAATTCTTGAAAATAGTAAAGATTCTTCTAATAATTTAAGTCTTCTATCTAATTTATATTCAACACTATTAACAGATTCAAAATTAATATTATATTTAATAATAATAATACCACTACCTGCTTTAGAATAATCATTAACAATTAAATTACTAGAATTAGTATTAGCAAAATTAAAATTAGAATTATCAGTAGAATCAGCAGGTAAATAAGAAATAGCTAAAAGTAAATTATTAAATTCAGTATTATATTTATTTAATGTAATAGGATCAATATTAGACCAATCATCAAGAATTAAATTAGTTGATTCAATAATGTATGTATTAGATGAATTATCTTTAATTTTAATAACATTATCTAAATGATGTAATTCAATAGTATAAGAACCATTTAAAATAAAATTATTATTATTAGAAAATTTTTGAATATGAGAATAATTAAATATAAAATTAACTTTAGTATTTAAATCAAATTTAATATTAAAATATTCAACAGTAATATTAGTGTAATTAATTTTATAAATAATATCTTCATCAGTATAAATAGTATTATTAATAATAGGATATAAAGAAAAAGTTTTATTATATCCACCAGAAGAAGCAGCACCAGAATTATTATCAGCAAGTAAAATATTTGAAGTATTTAGATTATTAATATCAATAGAATCAGTACCACCACCTAAACCTTTATTACCAATACTATTATTAATAATATTATAAGAACCAGAACCACCACCAAAATAAGAAGGAATATTTAAATGATTATCATTATCAAAATAAGGTATATAAAATCCATCTGAACCATTAAAAATAATATTACTATTAATAAATGTAGAAGCAGAACCACCTTGAGTAAATAAAGGGGAATTAGATAATTTTTGATATTCATTATTATTATCATTTAAAATATAACTATTTTCAATATTATATCCATTATAAGAACCTGGTATATTTAAATCATTATAATTAAAATAACTATTACTACCACCATAAGCAGTAGCACCAAAACCTTCTGTATTAATACCAATATCCATATCAAAATTATTAGCACCATTACCAACATATAAATCATAAATACCTTTAGGTATAATATTATTTTCTCTATATAAAACACCACCAGCACCACCAGGAGCAGGAATATTTAAATTATTTTTAATTTGAATATATTTTTTATTAATAGAAGTAGTATTAATATTAATATCAATATTATTAGTAATATATAAAATAGAAGAATCATCATTTGTAAATTTAGCAACAGAAATAGAAAGATTATCTAATTCAGAATTAGGAATTTCAATATAAGTTTTATTAAAAATGTCATATTTATAAAATGAATATTTATTATTAGTTTTTAAAACAGTAATTAATAAATAAGTATTATCATTTGATATAGCAAGTTTTAATAATTGTCCAGGAAGTGTTGAGAATTCAGTATTAACTTGTAAAGTTTTTAAATTAATTTTTTTAATATTATTAAAAGATTCTATGAAATAAGCAAAATTATCATCGTGTGTAATAACAATATCAATAGGATTATTTAATAAAACATCATTAGAAAAACCATCAATATTACCAGAAATAGAATTTAAACTACCAACAATATTTGAAACAAATCCATTAGAAATATTAATTTTTTTAATACAATGATTATTATAATCAGTAATTAATATAAATTTATTATTATTATAAATAAATGCAGATTTAATAATGTTAAATCTAGAAATATTATATTCACCATTAATATTACCAAAATTATTAGAAAGAGAATCACCAATAATAATTTTATTATTAACAATATGATTAATTAAATTATAAATAATAATAAAGTAATCATATATAATAACAATAATAGAATTATCATAAGATACTTTAATATCATTTGGATATAAATTATTAACATTATTTTCATGAATATTATTTAATAATAGTGTTGAATTATTATTTGTATTATTTAAATTATAAATAGAAATATAATATAATTTATTACCTAATTCATAATATAGTAAATCATTATTTGTTAAATTAATAGTGTAAATATTATGTGTAATAGTATTATTAAAATCAAAAAGTGAAACATTAGTATTAATGCGTTCAGTTAATATATTATTATTAAAATCATTATTTAAACCAGCACCACCACCACCAACTAATAAAATATCAGCAAGTAAATTATTAATTAATGATAAACGATAATGTTTTTTATTATTAATAGAATTATTTTTTAAAATAATATAAAAATCAGTATCATTATAATTAGATTTATAAAATATATTATTATTATTAAAATCATAAATATCATAAGTATTAGTTAAATTACCATTAGAATCAAATTCTTTAACAATAGGATGTAAATGACTATCAATTTTATTGTAATCTAAATTATTAATTGTATTTTCTAAATTAATAACATTACTACTAATATTATTAATATAATTAGAAGTATTAATAAATTTATTATTAATATCATCATCTAAAGATTCTAAATTATTTAAAATAGTAGGTGTTAAATTATTAATAGAACCAGAAACTTTAATACTACCATTAATATCTAATTCAACAGAAGGATTAGTATTAATACCTAAATTAGCATCTTTATCAATAATAAAAAATTTATCATTATATATATTAGAAGTTTCAATAATATTATTATTAAAAGATAAATTATCATTAATAATTTTAAAAGAAGGACCATCAGCATCATTATTAATAATTTCTAAATTTTCAGTTTGATAAGTAGAAGTATTAATAAAAGTAGTTTCACCAATGACATTAAGATTATGTGTATTAATAGTATTTGTATTAATATTATGAGAAACAGTTAAATTAGATAAAATATAAGCATTATTACTAGATATAAAATCATTATTAATAGTTAAATCATTAAAAACATATAAATTATTACTAGTATATAAATCATTAAAAATATAAGAATTATTACTTGTATATAAATTATTTAAAATATGAGAATTATTACTAGATATTAAATTATTTTTAATAGTTAAATTATTATTAAATAGAGCATTATCTTTACATAATAAATTACTATTTATAGTAATATAATTAGTATCAATATTACTAGAAAATATAGTTTCTTCAAAAATAGAATTTTCAGAAGAATTAATAGAATTAGTTAAAATATTACCACTACAATTTATATTACCATTAGCAATAATATTAATAGTTTCAAAATTACCTAAATTAGCATCATAAATAATATCACTTAATTTAGTATTATTATCATTAAAAGTTTCAAAAACTAATCTAGAATCAGTATAACTAATAGTAGCATATTCAGCATTATTATTATTTTTTAAATAAATTTGATTTAAATCCATACTAATAATTTCATTTGCATAATCAGTAATTTTAAATCTATCACCACTATTAGTTAATTTAACATTACCAATATTAATATTATTAGTAGCACCAATAAAAATATCACCAAATTTTAAAGAATTAGTACCAATATTATAAATAGAATTAAGTTTAGGAATAATATTAGTATCAAATATAATATTATCATTATTTTTAGATTCAATAATATTTAAAGATATAGAATCTGTAGAAGTAATATTAGTATTAATAGAATTATAAATATTTAAATTACTAGCATCAATAGTACCACCTACAAGTAATTCAGTACCAATATTAGGTTCACAAGAAATACCAATATATGCTTTTTGAAATTCATCATCATTACCAAATTTAACTAAAGTTCTTTTTTTATTAGTTTTTACAGACATAGAATTAAGATAACCATTTTCATTATTAAAATTATAATAAAAATCATTATGCATACTATAATAAGGAATATTAACAGAATCGTGTGGTATAGATGTAATAGAAAAGATATTATTATTATCAATTAAATCTATAATACTAGATTTTTTATATAAATCATAAGAATTAATAACTAATTTATAAATATTATTAGGATTATTAGTAATTAAATAAATATTATTTTTATCAAATTTATCTACAAATAAACTATTAATATTAAGAATTTCAGATTCATATATAGTAGAAACATAATTATTAACTAAATCTAAAATTAAAACTCTAGAAATATTAGAATCATAATCTAAAATAATTAAATAATCATCTATATTAATATCAGTATTAGCACTTACTGCAGAACCAGTACTAATATTATCAGAATTATTAAAAGAAATATAAAACATTTTATTAACATTCATAAAACGAGTGTCAACACCATCACCAATTGAAATACCACTTCTAGGACTATTAACTAAATTAGGAGGATAACCAGCAATAGTTGAAATTATATTTGTATTTAAATCTAATTCTCTAATTGAATAATTATCTGATAAATAAATTTTATCATTATTATCATTAATTGTTGTATATAATATATTATTAAATTTAGAATAATTTAAAGCATTACCATCCTGGAAACCAGTATCTGAATTACCAATAATAATACTATAAATAATATTATCATAAATTTTATTTTTAATATTAGAAATATTAATAGAATATAAATAATTAACATCAGAAATATATAATAAATCATTAGTATTATTTAATATTAATGAAGAAGGATTATTTAATACTAAATCAGTATCATTATTAAAAGTATTATTATTAATATAACTAATTTTATTTTCACCACCCATATAACCATGATAATAACAATGATAACTAATAATATTATAATCACCATTAATAACAACTGTAATATTACCAGTATAATATTTTACATTAATAGTATTACCATCAATATTAATATCATTATTAAATTCAAATAAATTACCAGAAGTAACTTCTAATAAACTATTATTATTAATAACAAAACCGAAAGGATGACTTGAAGGTATATTATTAAAATGATAAGTACCATTCGGTAAATATAAATAATCAAATGAATTATAATCATTATTATTAAAGATATATTTACCAGATTCAACACTAACATTAAAAATATTATTATTATAACTTATTTTATTTTCACCACCCATATAACCGTGATGATAACAATCATAACTAATAGTACCATAATTACCTTTAATATCAACAGTAATATTACCAGTATAATATTTTACATTAATAGTATTACCATTAACTTGAATATCTTTAGTATTTTCATATAAAGTACCAGAAGTAACTTCTAATAAAGTATTATCATCAATAACAAAACCGAAAGGATGATTAGAAGGAATATTATTAAAATAATAAGTACCTTCTTGTAAATATATATAATCAAATGAATTATAATCATTATTATTAAAAATATATTTATTAGAACCATCAACATTTTGAATAGTAATATTAAAAATATTATCAGTAGGAGATTGAATATAATTATTATTAGCTTCTAAATAATTATATAAAGTATTAACAGTTATTTTGGGTTCTAATGTAATAACAGTTCCATTTGGATTATTACCATTATTATTATCATTATAATTAATAACACGAATTTTATTATATGTATTATCTAAAAGATATAATAAATTATTTGTATTATCATATTTCATATCAATAATATTACCATAAGAAGCTTGATTAATTCTATCACCATCATTTAAAGTAATACTAAAAATACCACTTTCAGTAATAGAAATATTATTAGTAATATCATGATTTTGAACAGTATTAATACCATCTTTAAAAACACTAGTTATGAAATAATTTTCAGTAAATTGTTCAACAGTTTTATATAAATAAGAATTATCAAATGGGAAAATATCATATAAATTAAAATTAATATTAGATTCTAAAATACTATCAACATCTTTAGGACGAACTTTATTAATATTAAAATAATTATCTTTATTTTCAAAAATAGCAATATTAATATTAGAAGTAGTAAATTGAACATTACTAGCAATCATATGAATATTATCTTCATTAAATATATATTCATTATCATTTAAATTAGCAAATCCTGGAATTAATGAATTACCTAAATCATCATAAATATTTTTTGTAATGATAGAATTAACTTTTAAACTATCAGATTCAATATTACCATCATCTAAAATTAATAAATTTTTTTCATTATTATTATTATTATTAGTATCAATAGCAGTAATAGAAAATTTACCATCAGAACTATAAATAAAATTGTTATTATATTTTTTATTATTATTAGTTAATAATCTTTCATTAGTATCTAAAATAATATGAGGTGATTGAGTATTATAAATATTATTAGCAGATAATTTAATTTGTCCATTAACATCTAAAGCATAATTAGTATTAAAAATATCTTTACCAATACCAATTTTAGTAGAAGAATTATTATTACCAAAATTAGTATAAATAGAATTATTTAAAGTAGAAATAGAAAAAATATTATTATAATCAATTTCAATATCATTATTAATATCAATATTAAAAATATTATTAATAGAATTTTCTTGATATAAAGTTGTTTTTTTGATATTAAAATCAGAATTATTAAAACTATCAATATTAAAAGTAATATTAGAACTAGAAACATTAAAATTACTAGTAGATAAATTAAAATTACAGCTTAAATTAACAAAACCTAAATCATTTAAATGATTAGAATTAGTAATAATATTATTACTAGAATAAATATCTAAAATATTTTCAACAAATAAATTTTTAACATATAATGAACCATTATCTATTGAAATATTACCATTTTTATTCATTTCAATTAAAGTTTTATCAATATTATTAACACTTTCAGTATAATTAATTTTAAAATCACCATCATTAGTACTATAAATAGTATTAATACCTTTATTAATATCTTCATTAATTTTATTATCTGTAAAAGAATTGTTAAAAATTATATGAGGTATATCATTAATAATATTACCAAATAAATAATGTTTATAAGTATTATCAATATAATTTTCATAAAATTGTTTAAGATTTAAATTAATAGTAATATCATTTAATGAAATATTACTACTATCAAAATTTAAATTAATATTATCAATATTAATATTTTTATTAATTTCTTCAAAATTACTATTATTAATATTAAAAATATTATAAGAACCTAAAATATTATTTTTTAAATAATTACTTGTATTAATATTAATATAATTGATATTATTTTCATAATAATTTTCAATAATATTAGTAAAAATATTTTCATTTTTATATAAAGTAGTAGGAATATTTAAATCAATATTATAATTAAAATTAGTTTTATAATTAAGATCAATATTAACTATTTTTTGTAATCCATATTCATATATTAAATAATTTTTATAATTAACTTCTAAATTTAAATCATCAAATTGAATATTGCTATTATATTCATATACATATGTATTAATAGTATTAATATCTTTATTATCAGATAATAAAAAATTAGATGAATCTATAAATAAATTATTTTTATCATTATTAAATTCATAATTTAAATTAGTAATTGTTGAATTAAAATATAAACCATCTATATAATGATATAAATTACTAATATTAAAATTATGAGTATTATTATCACTAAAAACAACATTAAAATTACTTGTAAAAAATTCTGTTTTTAAATTACTATTTGAAATTTCATATTCATTTATATCTGTATTTTCAAATGAAAAAGATGGTATATTAATTGTACTATTTATATCAATAATATTAGTATCAAAATCATTATATTTTAAGTAATTATTAAATTTAAAATAATTTTGATTAATATTATCAAAATTAATATTATGATTAGATATTACATTTTCAATATAAAATTTTAAATCTAAATCAATTAAATTATTATAATTATTATATTTTATAAAATCGTTTCTATTTTTAATATTTTGATTTATATATTTATTTGTAATATCATAATCAGGTATAAATATTGAATCAATATTAATATTTTTATTATAAATAATATTAGAATTATTATTAATATTTAATGTATTTTCAATAACTAAATTAGAATTATTAACATTAATAACATAATAATTATCATTATTATAATTATTATTAATATAATTATTAGTAATTTTTAAAGCAGATTTATTATCAGAATTAATATCTAAAGTATATTCAGGATTATTATTATTTATACCAATAGTATTATTAGAAGTTAATGTTAAAATATTATTAATTGTATCTGTATTTGGTATAATAGTATCTCCTAAATTATCAAAACTTTTAGCATAATTAAAATTTAAATTATTATTATTATAATTTGGACCATCTATTATCCAATAATTATTAATATCATTATTTTTATTATGTAAATTAATTTTAGAATTATTATTTTCATCATAATTAGTTAATTGTAATAAATAAGAACTTTTATCTTCAATATGTAATGAAATATTACTTGTAAAAGCATTATTAAAATTATTATTATTATGAGTACCAATATTAATATATGTATGATTTAAAGTATTATAAAATGAAATTAATTTACTATTTTCATTATTTTTTAAAGAAAATAATGAAGGTTTAACTAAATTATTTAAATTATTTAAATCAATATAATCAATTGATTCAACACAAAATTTAATATAATTTATATCTACATTACTAGTATAATTATTATTATCATCATAACTAAAATAAGTTGTTTTTAAATCAAAATATGAAATTTTATTATTATTATTATAAGGTTTTATAAATGAAGAAACTGATGAATTATTATAATTATAAAATATAATATTATCATATGAATTATTATTAATTAAATTTAAAATATTATTATCATAATTAGCAATAATTGAACTATTATTATATAATAAATTTATATTATAACCATTTAAATTAACATCATTTGTATTTATTACATCTTCTAAAGTTAAATTATTATTAGTTGATGTTTGTTGATTATTTGTATTTGTTGTATTTACTATATTTGTACCATTTTGTGATTGTATTTCATCACAAAATATAGTACCATAAATTTTAATATTACCATAAACAGTTAAAGTTTCCAAATCATTTAAATCATTAATATTATTATTAGGAAATAAATCAGTATTTTTAGGTTTATTAAATACAAAATAATAATCTCTACTATCATTATCTGAAACAGGTTCATTAATTGATATATTTTGATTTCTACGATATAATATATCTAATCCAGATTTAGTAGGATGTAATTCATTATCAGTATAACCAATTTGTAAAGCACCTGGATAATTATCTTCTTTATTTTGAAGTAAATGATTTCTATAAATATACCATTTATCTTTTTCTTTATTACCTATTTTAGAATTCCATTCACAAAAATCTATACCAGTATATAATGAATTTTTTATAGAATTAAAATTATTTATATCATTATTTACACCTCTATATAATCTTATTATTGAATCATTATTATCATTATTTGTAATATTTCTTATCATTAATGGTTTATTATTTAGTTTAAAATAATCTTTACTATTATCAGATAAATCATTAATACCAATTAATAAATTAGCATTAATATAAGAAGTTCTAACAATATCAGTTGCTTCACCATTTATAAATTTAAAATTAGCTAATCTAATATTATTTTCAAAATATCCATCAATACTATTTATACCATAATCAACATTTAATCCTTTAGAATTATTTAAAAAATTTGTATCTGAAATTTTATGATTTAAATTAATAAAATATTTATTAATATTATTATCATTATGAATATTTTCAGTATTTAAAAAATATGAAGTATATAATCTATTATTAAATATATTTGTTTCATTTTCTAAAAATACATTTGCTTTTTTAATTTTATTATTATGATTTATATATATATTATTTGTTAATATATCACCATTTATATGTAATTCGTGAGATGGATTTATATTAATATCTAAATTAATACCAACTTTATTTGTTTGATATATAGATAATGTTGGACTATTATTATCTATTTTACTAATATTATCAATTGATTCACCTGGATAAAAATATATATTTCTTTTAATATTTAAATTACCATTTGGATTTGTATTAAAAATTAAACTTTTATCATTTAAATTTTTATTTAAATTAATATGACCAATATGTGTTTTATTTAAAATAGTACTATTTTCTAATAATTCTGAATCTTCAATTAATATTTCAAAATTATTAACATCATTATTTTTGATAGTTAAATTATTATTATTAAAATTATCTTGATTTGTTAATCCAATACTTAAATTTCCTGGTACTATTAAATTACTACTACTTATGTTTACTGTACTATCTTGATTTATACCATAATATAATACAACATTTCCTTCTAAATCATCTTGTGTTAAATTACTACCAAATTCAGTTGTATATGTTCCATCATTATTAACAATTAAATTTTCTATTTTTTCAACATTTAAAGCATTTAATCTATAATTTTGATAATATAATGAACCATCTATATTAAGTTCATTTTCATATATAATTTTTTTTTTAAATTGAACAGGTGAATCTATTATTGATATTTCATCAGAATTAATATTTAAATTTTGAATATTTATTTTATTTGCATTAAATTCATTTGTAATATTTAAATTATTTTCAATATTTAAATTATTTTTAACAAATAAATTATTATTAATAGTTAAATTACTATCAAATATATAATCACCATTTTTAAAATTACCATTTCCAATATCATCTGCATTTAAATTAACACCTGTTTTTCTAATATATAAATCATCTAATTCAATATGATTATTATCTTTTTTAATATATATTTTATCAAATAATGATGTACCTGAAACTTGAAAATTATATTCTTCTAAATTTCTTTTTTCAATTTCATTATTACCTACACATACATTTCCATCTTTTGTTATTAATAATGATGGTTTTATTGTATTATCATTATATTGTGGACTATCATATTTTGTATCATTAATATTATATAATTTATTAATATCATGTGATGATTTAGATACATGAAATTCTAAAGGCATACCATAAGTAGTAGAAATAATAGCCGGTGAATCATTTTCTGAACCAATTATACCCATTTTAAAACTTGATGGTTCTTTTATAAAAACTTTTTCACCTACACTATTTTCATATGTAATTGGTTGTGCTTGTGCTTTATTTTTTATAGCAATATGTATATTTTCTATTTTACATGTTGCAGTATCTGATACAATATTCACAGGATGTAAATTATTAATTGTATCTATATCACCAGCACCTATACTTATATAATTATTTGTATATATATTATTTCTTACTATTTTAGTTTGACCACTAATATATTCAGTATTCCATCCTTGACTAAATTTACTAATATTAACATTTTCATTTATAGCATTTATTAAATTTTCTATTATTTTTTCTGGATCGGTTATTATATCACTTAATACATATGGTAATCCTTCATCATTTATTATTTTAATATTTTTTGCTGATATTGTTCCTTTACATACAATATCCCCATTTTCTATATATATTCCTGATATATCATTTAATGCAAAATTTGAATCAAATTGATTTCTAGATGTATTTAATCCTATTCCGGTATTATTTACTATCATTGAATATTTAATATCTTTTGGTAATATATCATTAATATTTTCTGGTTTATAATAAAAATTTCCTGATTTAATATAATCTCCTTGATTAATACTATCTGATATTAAAAAATTATCAAATTCATCTTGACTAAATTCATTTTTATTAAGTAATGCATTTGATAAATTTTGATTTATTATTTCATTTCCTATTAATGGTTCTACTTCTCCTATTTTTATCCATCTTAAATAATTTATTACACTATTCCAATTTGTTGTTTGTTGTTGTCCTATTTCTAATACTGTTTCATTTCTTGTATAATTATTAACATCTCCTACTACGAGATATTCTCTAGAATTAAGGTCTAAATATTCTGTATTAATTAATCCTACTCCTAATGATCTTATTTCTATTTCAGATGGTGTATAATCACTTATAGTCATTTAGATTTTATTTGTATTAATTCCTTATGTATTATTAACATAAAAAAAAATGATATTTTATTTTTTATTTTTATTTAAATATTGAAAATATGAATAAAATTGCATCATTACATAATAAAACTAAAGAATTAGATATATCAGATATGCCTTATAATAATAAAAATATACTTTTAGATAATAATAATTTAGAATTATTATTATATAATAATGGTATTGATAAAAATGAATATAAATTTAATGATATCGATTTATATCGCACTGCTTTTGTTCATCAATCTTATTGTACTATGAAAAATATTGATTTTAATAATAGTAATTCTAAATGTCCTGATGACTGTTTACCATTACAAGATATGTCTTATGAAAGATTAGAATTTTTAGGTGATTCTATTTTAGATATGGTCATTTCTTCTTATTTATATGAAAGATATCCTGACCAAAATGAAGGGTTTTTATCAAAAATAAGAACAAAAATTGTTAATGGTAAAATGTTAGGTTATTTATCAAATATTGTTGGTTTTAATAAATTTGCTATAATCTCTAAACAAGTTGAAGAATCTAATGGTAGAAATAATTATAAAATTATGGAAGATATTTTTGAAGCTTTTATTGCAGCATTATTTTTAGATAGTAATTCTAATTATGATATTGTTAATAAATGGATTATTTATATTATTGAAAATAATTTAGATTTTAGTGATTTAATTTCTTCTAAAAATAATTATAAAGATATGCTTATTTATTATATGCAACATCATTTACAAGATATTCCTAAATTTTTAGAAATTGAAGTTTCTATTAAAGATTCTATTAAAATTTTTAAATATTGTATTAAAGATAAAAGTAATACTGTAATTTCTACTTCTACTGGTAATTCTAAAAAAGATGCTGAAAATAATGCCGCTCTTGAAGCATTAAAACATTTTAATGTTAATATTAATAATTTAAATATGTCTAATGCTTATAAAAAAGATATTTAATTTTAATTATTTTATATTTATTATTATTAGAATACTTATATATGGCTTATAAATATATTTTAACTGATAAATTAATTACTATTTCTGAAATAAATGATTTTCATGTTTTTCAAAATAATAAAATTAATAAAATTTTAACTAATGAATTTATTAAAAATGATATAACTTCCAGTTCTTTTGAAATAAATTTAAGAGAATTTTATAAAACTGATATTATTAAATTTTTATATAGAAAATCATTATTTTATCAAAAAATATTTAATGATATTTATAATAAAATTAATAGTTTTGAAAATTTAAATACTGAAAATATATTAGTTTTTTTATATTTATATTCTTCTAATTATTTAATTAATATTTTTTTATATTTAGAATTAAATATTAACGATAATATTGAGTATTATAATAATAATAAAGAACTTTATAATAATTTATATATATTATTTAATGATTATAATTTTAATGATTTAATTATTAATGCTAAAAATTTAATTATATTTATTAATTATTATAATATTGTTTATTTTAAAAGATTAAATAGTATTAATATTTCTTATCTACATGATGATTATATTGATTATTTTAGTAATGATAAATTACAAAAAAAAGGTAAAAATAAAGAATTAATTATTCAAAATATTATTAAATTATTTAATGATAATAATATTTATACATCTTTATCTAATATTAAAAATCATTATAATGATTTTTTTTATAATAAAATCGATTTTAATAATTCTAATATTACTAAATTAAATAATAAGTTTATTGATAATATTATTTATCCTAATAATTATTCTAATACTACCATTATTTCTGATAATAATTTAACTACATTTTTAAATTTAAAAAATATTTTTAATATTAAAAAAGAATATAACAATACTAATACTAATTCTAATACTACAGATTCTTCTCCACTTCACGGACAACACGCACCTCCTATATCATCTTCTCAATTATCTATACCTTCTTCTTCTCAAATTGTTATACCTCCTCCACCACCACTTCCTTTACTTGATAATTTTTCTTTAGAATCTTTAGAATCTTTATCCTCTAATACTGGTGTACAAATTAATCCACTAGAATTATCACCATTACCTTCATTTTCTTCAAATAATAACAGTTTTAGTAATATAATTCCACCTTTATCTGTTCCTAATTCACCTGATAAATCTATTAAACTTACATATTCACCATCTGTTACACCATTATATAATTCTAAAACACCTGTATATATTCCTCCTTCTGATAATACTGATAATACTGATAATAAAAGAAAAAGAAGTAATTCTCCTTCTCAAGATAAAAATGGAAAAGGAAAAGAACCTAAATATAAAGGTGGTACTTTAACATTAATTAAAGACTTTATAAAAGGTTCTAATGAGTATTTAGAATTATATATTAGTGCTAATAAATTAAATATTAATAAATTATTAACTAATGATACAATTAAAATAAATAAACAAACTGCTTCATATTATTTTGAATTTGATATTAGTACTATTTCTCAAAAAATTAAAAATAATAGTTTTAATATTTATTTTATACATAAAAAATATTTATTTTATAATAAATTATTTAATGATATTCTTGATAAAAAAATAAATATTAATATAAATTTTACTGATGAAAATAAAAAAGTTTATTTATATCTTTATTGTGTATATTATTTATTTTCAATTTTATTATTTATAGAATTTAATAAAGAACATAATATTCGTTCTTATAATAGTGAATTATATAATAAATTATATGATCTTTTTAATAAAATTTCTTTTAATAATTTAATTATTAAAGCAAAAAATCTAATTATATTTATTAATTATTATAATGTAAGATTTTTAAATAGAACTAATAAAATAGATTTAACTTATGTTCATAATAAATTATTATCTAATTATAAATTTAAAAAATCAGAATATGATATAATATTTTATAAATTATTTAATGATAATAATATCTACACTAGTGAACCTAATATTGATAGTACTTTAAATCATACTTTTAATTTTTATGTAGATTTTTTTAATCTTGATAATAAAAAAATAAATGAAATCATTAAATTAAATTTAGATATTGATGCTTTTGTATATCCAAATAATTATTATGATAGTACTTTAACTAATGGTACTCCTGATGAAAGATATAAAAAACTATTACATATTTTTACATTTAAATCAACAGATACAGATGTATCTAAAAAACAAGAAAAATCACATAAATCTTCTGATTCTTCTGATAAAATTAAGGTATCTAATATTATAAATAATATGAATATACCGGTTCAAAATTCTTTACCTGAACATCAATCACCATTTAAAAATACAAATTTACAATTAAAACAATATCCTTCTACTACATCTATGCCACCTCCTCCACCTAGAAGACCATCTATACTTTCAAGTCCCACTTCTCCTGAAATTATACCACCTACTACTCCATCAATATCATCGCCAAAACATTCTACTTCTTCTTCAAATTCTACTATGTCTAATACTCGTAAAAAAAAAACAGTTTTAGTATCTACTACTGATCAACCACCTCCTAAAAAAAATAAAAAAAAATAAATAAATAATGTTTTTTTTATATATAACTAAATAAATAGATATAAATTAATATAAATGGAACATCATATTATTCAATTTGAAAATAATATAAAAAAAATAGATGATAAAAATTTTTATTTATCATATTATGATGATGGTTATTATTATTGTAATTATTGCGATTATAAATGTGATAAACAAAATATTGTTAATAAACATGTAAAAGACATTCATAATTATGATTCATATTTAATGCCATTTATAACAGAAAAAAAATATGATTGTCTAAAGTTGAAAGAAAAAAAAAATCTTATTAATAAAAAAGTTTTAAATTTAATTAATAAAGATGTTGTTGAAACTAATATGCAAAAAATATATGAATTACTATATAATTATAATATTGATGATATATTTAATTATCATTTTTTTAGTAAAGAATCATTATATAAAATAAATAGAACTTATCATTTTAATATAAATTCATTATTAGTTCATAATATATTAGCATATGATTATAGATTATATTTAACATATTACAATTTTCAAGATATATTAATTAATAAATTATATATTAAAACTTTAAATTATGATATATTTATGAATAATTGTTATAAAGATTTGTATTTACCTACAACATCACTTATGTCTTTTCCACTAGATATTAAATGTAATATTGATGTTAATAAATATGATAGAGAAAAAGATAATATATATATATATATATCTACATGTCATTTTCTAGTAGCATTACATATTTATATTAGATTAACAAATTGTTATGATAATATTATACCAGATGGTAAAATGTATGCTAATACAAAAATATTAGCAGAACATAGATTTAAATTTTATAATGTATTAAAATCAATTTTTACATTTTATGGTAATATAAATTTAGATAAAGCATACAATATATTTTTATTTTATATTAATTATGTACAAGTTAAATATTTTAATGAAACTAATAAAATAAATGAATATCAAAAAATATTAGATAATGAAAAAATAATTCAAATTATTGAACAAAAAATTGAAAATAAAATAAATGCCTATAAATTAAATTGGAATGGTCAATATTCTTCTCAATATAATATATATACATTAAATAATTTTAATATTATATATTATATTTTAGAACATATATATGATGATATATTAATTTATCATACACAAGATGGATCACCTGAAATTATACCACCATCAACTTCTCCAGCAAAATCATCATCACCTAAAAAATATTCATCACCATCTCCTGAAATTATACCACCACCAACTTCACCATCAAAATCATCTCCTATAAAAAAATTATCACCATCACCAGAAATTATACCACCACCATCTTCACCACCAAAATCATCACAAAAATCAAATAAAAGAAAAAGAGATAGTAAAAATAAAAGTAAATAAGAATTTATTATATAAATATATATAAAAAAAAATTTATATAAATAATAAAATGAAAATATATAAATTTATTTATTTATTTTTAATATTAATAAATTTAGTTAATTGTTTTATACTACCAAATAATAATTTAAATATTATAACTAATAATAAATTAAAATTACATTGTAGTAATAAAAAAATAGAAAATAAAATAGAAAATAAAATAGAAAATAAAATAGAAAATATTAAAAAAGATATATATAATAATTTAATATATAAAAATGAAAAAATACCAAAAATAATAAGATATTTTATACATAATAATTATTCATTAAAAGATTCAGAATTAAAACATGGAAGAATAGCAATTTTAGCAGTAATTGGTAGAATAAGTGCGGAAATTTTACATCCAAAAATAGCATATAGTTTATATGCAAAAAATTTATTAGTAAATGATAAAATAGTACCATCATTTATAAATGGTGGATTAGAAAATATTAATCCATTATTTTATATGTTAATAGGAACATATATATTTATATTCGAATTAAATGAATTAATTGAAAAATCAGATATAACAAAAGTAAAAAAAAATACAGAAAATTTAATATATGATCCATTAAATCCTTGTAATTATGTATCAGAAAAAGAAAAAGAATTAATAAAAGGATATGAATTAGATTTAGGAAGAATAGCAATGTTATTATCAACATTTTATACATATTATGAATATACTACAAAGAATAGTATAATAAATCCAGAATTATTAGGATTATATCCATATTTAATAGCAGGAATATTTATACAAGTATTTACATAAAAATATAATAAGAAGAATATAAAGAAATATAATTATGTAAAAAATGTTAGATATAATACCATATAAATTAAAATTATATAAATATAAAGATGGAATTTTTGATAACATAATAGATGCAACATATATAATATATACACAAGGGAATAATAATAGATATAATAATATAAAAGAAGAATTAAATAAAATAAAACCATCAAAAAAAGTATATATATTAGAAAATAAGGGTTGGAGAAAATCAAAAAAAAAAGAATATATAACAAATACATCAAAAGATTTAGTAGATTGTAATATTCATATATTTAAACATGCAAAAAAAAAAAATTATGATAATATTTTAATATTAGAGGATGATTATATATTTGATAAAAAATTAAAAAAAAAAAATGTAATAAAGAATATAGAAAATTTTATATTAAAAAAAAAAAATAAATCATTTTCATTTTATTTGGGAACAATACCATTTATATTTTTACCATATAATTTAAATATAAATAGAGGATTAATAAATATTTATACACATTCAATAATATTTTCAAAAAAATATAGAGAAAAGGTATTAAATTACAATTATAAAAATATAAGTTGTTGGGATGTATTTCAAAATTATTTTAATTATAATAAATATTATTATAATATACCATTATCATATCAAATAATAGAAGAGACAGAAAATAGTTTAAATTGGGGAGTACCAAATATAGTAAGAAAAATATATTTAAAAGTAGCATATATGTTAAAAGCGAATAAAGATCCAATAATATTTTTTAATATGTGGTATATATTAAGTTATATATTGACAGTAATAATAATATTAATAATAATATTAATAATAATATTAATAGTAAAAAATTTATTAAAAAAAAAAAAATTTAATTTTTTTTATTGAAAATAAAAGGAAGAGATAAAAGACTTATTATTGCTATTATAATAGGAATAATAATAATACTAGAAATTATACAGGCAATAACAATATTATATATCCAATAAATTTCTCTTCTAATATCTTCACTACATTCACAATTCATTTTTTTAAGTTTATTAATAAATAAAATAACAATTACAATATTAGCTAAACCAAATATAAATATAAATGGTGCTGTAAGTTTACTATAAAAAAAATATGTATCGCTTTTATATAAATCAGATATGCTGTAATTATTAAAATATGTATATATATAAAAAAATAGTCCAATAAAACTAATAGGAATAGAAATTAGTAAATAATATTTAATATATTTATGCATCCAATTTTGACTACAAGGACAATTTTTTTTATCTAATTTATATAACCAAGATAATGCTAATATATTAAAAATTAAATAAAATAAAATACTAGCTATACCACTAATTATAGCTTTATTTTTAAACTTTTGCATATTTTCTACATATTAAAAATAAAAATTATTTATTTTTAAATTTAATTATTTAAATAAAAAGGCAATAAATCCAATAATAGAAAATAAAATAAAAATAGCAATAACACCAGCAGTAACAATATTATATATCCAATATATTTCTCTTTTAATATCTTCACTGCATTCACAATTCATTTTTTTAAGTTTATTAATAAATAAAATAACAATAACAATATTAGCTAAACCAAATATAAACATAAATGGTAAAATAAGTCTTCTAAAAAATACATATAAATCATTACTATATAAATCAGCAATAGTATAATTATTAAAGTATGCATATATATTAATAACCATTCCAATTAAACTAATAGGAATAGTAATTAATAAATAATATTTAATATATTTATGCATCCAATTTTGACTGCAAGGACAATTCATTTTATTTAATTTATCTAACCAAGATAATGCGAGTAAATTAATAGTTAAAGCGAATAAACTAGAAGCGATAGAAGAAATTAAAATCTTATTATTAAAAGGTTTTAAATCATTTTTAGTAATACTTTTTATAATATTGTTAGGTGATAATTTTTTTGACATATTATTCTATTATATTAAATTATTTTAAATTTATTTAGAAAATAATTTTTTCATATAATCTAAACCGTCAATAGTATTTTTATGTAATTTTTCTTTAGGATCAGGAGTATCAATATCTAATTTTTCACTATTTTTAACTTTAATACATTTATTTTTAACTTCTTTAAGTTCATTATTTAAAGATTGTACACATCCAACTAAATAATATATTAAATAAATTAATATAATACAAATTAATAGAAATGTTAAATCCATTTATAAATTAAGTAATCAATATCTATAATATAATAATATAAAAATAAAATATATTAGGCAAATTTCATTCTACCATCTGAACCAATCATTTCAAAAATATTATAAGTAATTGAATATATATTAACAATATAATTATTTATATCATAATTATTATTTAATTCAGTAAATTTATTATGTTTATTTATTTTAATATTTAAATTATATAATTCATCATTAACATTATAATTATTTAAATTTAAAAGTAAAGATGTTTCAACTAAAGCACCATTATAGTATCCGGATGGTTCATTTTTTTCTGGATTAAAACTAAATGAATATAAATATATACCTGTATGATTAGGTATATTAGTATGTGATTGATAAGGTTGTATTTTATTATAAAAATCAGAATTTTTAGATTCAATAACAGTTTGTGTTTTATTAAATATAATAGAAGCACTATTTAAAATTTCATAATTATTATTGTGTCTAATAGAAGCGGAAAAGTTATTAAAATTATTAAATTTATCAATAATATCTTCTCTACGAGTAATCCATATAATTTCTTTAGTAGGTTTATTATTATTAATTTTAATACTGGAAATATTATCAATAGAATTTTTAGAAGGTATAATAGTTTGATTAGTAATTTGTAATTGTTCAACTAAATATGATAATGTTGTTTTATTAATAATAGAATTTCTTTCATCTTGATCAAGTACTATATAAACTGCTTCTATATAAGGAAATATATTTAATGAATTAGTAAAATAATTTAAATCAATATTATCTCTTTTACGAATACCACTATTTAAATTTTTACTATATAATTCATTATAAAATAAAGGACTTATATTTTCTTCTAAATCATTTGAATATACTGTATATAATTTTTCTGAATTTTCTAAAGTAATTGTTAATGTTATTTCTTTATTTCTTAATCTTAATATTGGTAATGCTAAACTTGGATTACGAGTAAACCAAAATGGTAAAGGTATTTGTAATTTATAATCAGTTATAGAAGGATTATTAATATTATCTTTAAAAGAACTAGGATAATAGTCATATACAAATTTATTATTTCTAATAATAATTTTTTTAGAATTTGAAAGTGATGGATTATATAGTTGTTCAATATTACCAATCATTCTATCATAACCTTCAGTATCCATAGTTAATTCATTCCATATATTTAACCAATCATTAGTAACTGTATCAATAATTTCACTATCTATTTTAAAAACTGCTTTTTTTATTAATATATTACCTATATTTTTAACCCATTTAAATGCTAAATTATTACTTGAATATATTTTTGGTAATTTACAACAAAAATATAAATTTTTTAATAAATCAATATTATTTTTAGATATTTTACATGTATATTCACCATCTGTAATTTCTGGATCTAATACTGGATTTTTATCAAATGTTAATTCAATATTTTCAATAGCAAAATTTGTATGTTTTTTATAACTATAATTAAAATAACTTATATCCGGATTATTACATAAATAATTATCTTGTTGACCTCTACAAACTAATTGTATTAAACCACCTCCCATTTAATTAAATAAAAATATATTTATATTTAAAAATAAAGTTATTTTTATATAAACTTAATATGGTTTAACTCTACTTCTAGAATTATTACCTATATTTGCTATTATATATCCTTCTGAATTTTCATTAATTTCATGTTGAAATGGTGTTTTATTAAAACCATTATTAAATATATTTTTTATTTCATTTGCTTCTAAAGCATAATTATAATAAGTTAAATCAGCCATTTGTAAAGTATCATCTTTATCTTGTTTAATATTATTACCTGGATTTAAATATAATGGTCCTTTATTGTGTTTCATTGCCGCTGTTCCTGGTATTTCATCTTCATCATATTCTATACCATTATATGGTCCTTCCACTACTCTATCAAGCATTAATATATCATTTAAATATATTTTACATATTGTTTTAAATTTATTTAATATATCATTTTCAGGTGTTATTTCTTTTAATACTACTGTAAACATAAACCATTTTTGATTATATATTTCATTTTTAGTTAAATCATATATACCTAATGAACCAGCATTTCTATCATCACTTGATTCTGAATCACATTTTACTATACCAGTACCATTTATACGATATGCATCTGGATTTGTTAAAGTATTATATTCAACTACAATTGATGAACCAGTTTTATCTAAACGAATTAATGGATTTTTAACTAAATAATATTTTTGATTATTTTGAATTTTACAATTACTTGTTGAAAAATATGGTATCTTTTTTTTACTTCCTCTTAAAAATAATATTATATCATCATTATTTGCTGATGCATCTGCTAAATTATTTCTATCCATATACAACCAAAATGTATATGAATATTCTGCTCCACCTTTTTGATTTATTGAAGGTATTAATTCTTTATAACTTGATGAAAATTTATTAAAAGTATCATAACTTTCTTCACCTCTACTATAATCATATATACCTTTAAATATTTTTATTTTCTTTTTAATATTATTAGCATTTCTTAATACATCTATTCTTTCATAATTAAACACCAAAAATGCTATTATTATTAATATTACTATTATAAATATTCCTAAAAATACTTGAATAATATTTGATATCATTTAAATTATTACACTCTATTAATAATCGTTTATAATTTTTTTAAAAATAAATAAATTTTATCTTATTCTATATATTGGACTTCTTAATCCATATGCACCTAATCCTAATTTTGCTAGGAAATTATCTATTGGGCCTTCACTATAATCATTATAAATATCTCTATCATTTAAATCATAATTCCATATTGTAAATTTAGATAATAATCCGGGAAATCCTTGTGATCTATCTGTTTCATATTTACCACCTATTACTAATTGTCCAATTGTTGTATTCCCTAAATCTAAACTATTTATATCATATTTATGATTATCTTCCGAATCTCCTAATCCCCTTAATTCTTCATTATTTCCTGCTATTCCTACTAATTCACCATCTACATATGTTGATATACTTCCTCCTGTTGTATTTCCATAATCATTTACTACTATTCCTATATGTACCCATCTTTGTATTGGTATATATTCTATACATACTCCTTGTTTCATATATTTTCTAAAATTTGAACTTATTTGTTCATTTCTATTTAAAGTATCTATAAAATGATTAATATTACCGGTTGTATTACCACTAAATAAATCACTATTTTCACCTCTATCTGATTCTTCTTTTTTTCTAAATCTTATATACATCTTATTTTTTTTACTATCTAAAAATATTTGTAATGGTCTTTCTTCTACTTTCTCTTTATTTCCTACAAATAATACATTTTTATAACCCGAATTTGACATATCTTTTATATATATCCAAAATGCAAATGATCTTTTTAATCCATTTCCATTTGTTAAATTTCTATCAAATTCTAATGTATTTTCCATATTACATAATAATGGTAATTTTGTTGATGATACTACTAATTTTGATTGATTAAATACTGATGTTGATATATAATTATACATTATATATGCAACTATTATTGCTAATAATATCAATATTATTAACCCTATTATTGTTTCTGGTCTATTTGTTATATTTTGTATTTGGGACATTGAATTATTATATACTGATTTTGATAAATCTGAAACATTAGATGTACTATTTTTAATACTTTTTACTGTATTACTCATCATTTCTTTCGCATTCATTTCGGGTAATTTAAATAAACTATTTTTTTGATTAGGAGGTATATTATTCATTTAATTTATTCTATCTAATTTAAGTATATAAATTTATGTTAATGGAATTAATATGATAATTACCTATTTGATAAAACTGACTTGTAAATATATATCCTTTTTTTATATATTTCTTTTGTAATGATAAATAACTTAATAATTTTGTAAAATTATCTAAATTTGATTTATTTTGTTTTTTTTGAGGTAATAACTTTAAATTATATACTTGATATGTAATTATATTTAATGCCGATTCTATTATATTTTTATTCATTAATAAATCAAATAAACAAAAATCTAATAAAAATTCTTTATAATAATTATTTTTATTTTGTAATGTTGTTTTTCTATTTTTTAATTCTATTATTAAATTCTCATGATATCTTAATGGTATTAACCACGATTCACTTGATAATATTTTATATACTACTTCTTTATCATATTCATTATCATATAAATATTCTATATTATATATTTTATCTATTGCATTATTTTCTTTCTTCTCTATATTATTTTCTATATAATATATACTTTGTTCTATATTCCCTCCTGTATCATTCACTATCTCTTTTATTTTTTGTGATGATATCCCTTTATATTTATTTTTTAATATATCTATTATCTCTTCATTTGATTCATTTTTATATTGAATTATTTTACATTTCTTTTTTATATTTCCTAATCTCTTTAATAATTCTAAATTACATATACATATTATTGATATATTATTATATTTCTTCGTATTTAATATATTATATAATGTATTATTTATTGTTCTATCTATTGATAAAAATGTCTCATAATTATCTAATATTATTATTTTTTTCTTTTTTATATTATTATTAAATACATCTTCAAAACTATTTGTTGTTATCGTTTTAAATAATAAATCTTCAAATTCTATTGATGATGATGCATTTGATATATTGAAATTTATTATCTTTAAATTTAATTCATTACATATCTCTTTTATTTTATATGTTTTCCCTATTCCGGAATTTCCATATATTATTATACAACTTTTAAATGAAATCTTTTTATCCGGATTATTTATTAAATTTATTATATCGTTCTTTATTTCCATTTATTTATTTTATTGTTTTGTCTTTAAATTATTAATTGTATTGATAAATATATTATATATGATATTATTACTAATAATGGTATTATTATTTCTATACTCAATAATGATGTCATATTTTCATTTTCATTATTATATCCAAATTTCTTTATATTTCCATTATAATCAAACATCATTGACGGTCTTATTATAAATAATAATAATATTAATATTATATATATCAATATTATTATATATTTTCTTGAATACATTTTACTCCCTTATTATTAATATAATATTATAATAAGAAGATATATAACTTTATAATGAAAGCTGTCCTTTTATTTGTAGTTTTAATTATTTTATTTGTTCTATTTACTAAATTCTTTATTGAAAATTTCGCACCTTTTAATAATAATTTATCATCTGATTTTAATATTAATAAAAATTTAAAATATAATCTTTCTAATAATATTTCTATTAATTCTTATCCTTCTAATAATTTACATTTTATTAATAATTCTAATCCTTTTATGGAATTTAATGATGATATTTATAAAAAAAAATTATATAATATTTTTGAAATTAATAATAATCTTAATATTTTATTTAAAATTTCTGATAATATTACTTGGTCTAAATGGAAAAAACCTGATTGTTTAACTAATAAAATTTATAATAAATTTATTACTTATTTTAATATCATTCTTAAAAATAATCATATTATTAATGAATATCATATCTTTAATAAATTTAAAGTTAATTCATTTAATAAATATAATTTCTTATTTAATATTGATATCCTTTTATATAGAAAAAATAAAATGCATGGTAAACATATCAATATTATTGTTTATTATAATAATGATAAATTTCATATTATATATTTAAATATTATTGGTAATGTTAACGAATTTAATATTAAAAATAAATCTTTCCTTAAAAATACTATTAATGATAATATTGTTGATTATATTAATTCTGATTTTAATAATTTTAATAATTGTGATGATAATTGCGACTCTTGTAATTCTTTAACTGATGATTATGTTAATAATAATATTGAAAAAATTTTAATTAAAAAAATAAATAATAAAACTTTTAATATTAGAGATTCCACTTATATCAATAATAATATTAATTATAATAATAATCAAAATATTGTTAAAAAACATTTTATGGATAAATTATATAAACCTACTATTATTGTTCCCAGTAATCATATTAACTAATATGGTACTACCATTGTTCTTTTTTTTAAATTATTTAATTCAGCACCCTTTAAATGTTTTGAACAATTTATTTCACTCTTTTCACTATTCTTATTTATTCTCATTCTTATTGGTAATATATATTTCTCTGTATTATATACATAATTATATTCTGATTTTTTTGATTGACTAGATGCTAAATTTCCATATCCAAATCTTGCACCCTCACTATTCTCTGTTCCACGCATTGCTCCTCTTGTTCCACCACGAGTTGCTCCTCTTGTTACACCACGATATACTTCCGTTTTAATTTCTTCCTCTTTATATTTTCTAAATACCATAAATGTTAAATATATTAAACCTGTATCCTCTGTTGTTTCCTCTAATCCTAATTCTTTTTCTTCCTCTGTTAATTTATATTCTTTTTCTAATGCTCTTTTTATCATCCACTGATATTCTCCCTTCGCATTTTGATCAAATTTATATCTTTTATATTTATTCGCTGGTACTGTCCACATTATACCATCTCTTTCTATATTATTTGGTACTGTATTATTTTCATTATAATATAATGGTTCTTCATTATCTAATGCAAATCCTACTGCATATTCATACATATTATCATCCTTTGAACTTATTGTTATATTTTCTAAACTAATCACTAATGGTCCTTCATTCCCTACTACTCTATATCCTTTTTGATAATCTTCTTCTTCTTCTTTTCCTTTCTCATATATTTCTACATTATAATTTTCTTTATAATCTTTTCTTTCTTCCTCATTATAATAATCTGAATCTTTCCCTTCTCCAAATTTGATATCCAAATTAATATTATGATTATTTGTATTATAATTGATATTAATAAAGTTAGTATTCGTAATATTATACTCCATTGTAGTCATATTTATTTAATATATTTTATATTATAATCATTTTTTTTATTGTCTTCTATTATTATTTTTTTTATATAAAACTAAAATAGTACATTTCTTTAAAAATTTTAAAATTTTAAAAATTATTTTAAAAATAAAAATAAAATTATGAAATGTACTCTTTTTTGTTTATTTTATTTTTTCATATTTTAATTTCATTATTGCAGCAATTTGTCTTATTAATATATCTAAATTTATTGTTTCTAAACTTTTATTTAACTTTTCACATTCAAAATTCTCATATTTTATTCTATTATATGGTGTAAATAATGTATTCGAACTATTATAAAAGTTTTTATATTCAAATATACATTCATAATACTGAATAATTAAATCTTCTATATCATATTTATTATCACAATATTTTTCATAATATGTTTTTATATCATTACTATATTTTTCTATTTCATCATAATTACATTTTAATATATTAATTATTAAATCTTTTCTTGGTTTATATTTTTTATATATATTTTTTATATTTGCATATTTTTGTTTTAAATAATCAATTTCAATATCTAATGTTTTTATATCACTATTAATAAATACATTTATATAATCACCTATTGAAATGTGTGAATTTATTACTTTCATTTTAATACTTTATTTATTAATAATTATTATATCATTTTTTTATTTATAAAACAAAAATAGTACATTTCTTTTAAAATTTTAAAATTTTAAAAATTATTTTAAAAATAAAAATAAAATTATGAAATGTACTATTTTTATTACTATTATTTAAAAAATATATATATTATTATATTATATTATGTTTAAAATATGTGATAGATTTTATATTAAAATTTATAATAATACAGAAGAAACTATTAAAGATATTAATAATTCTGAAGACTATATTACTTCTTCTGATTTACATGATGGATATATTCCACTTGCAAATGATTATGGTCCTATTAATATTTGTGATATTATTAAATTTAATTGTCTTATTCATGAAAAATTAAATCACCCAAAACTTTTAAATAGAAATATTGTTTATTATATTTATAATAATAATAGTAGTACTTTTTTATTAAATACAATTTTATTAGCAGGTTCTTATTTGATCTTTTTAAAAAATTATAATCCTGAAAAAGTTATATTTAAATTATACAATTTTTTTAATGACCATCCTTGTTATTATATTGATTGTATTAGTACTTGGGGTGGATATTTTTCTTCAATTACTGATTGTTTTAGAACCTTGTTTTTTATTCATAATAATAAAATTTTAGATTTTAATAATTTTGATATAGAAGAATATGAATATTTAAGCGATTTTAAATACAGAGATATGAATATTATTGGTAATAAATTTTTAGCAATGGCTTGTCCTTCTTCTAAAGATATAAATTCTGTTATAAATGATTTAAAAAAAAAAAATATTAAAGTTTTAATTCGTTTAAATGGTGAAAATATTTATGATAAAAATTTATTTATAAATAAAAATATTATTGTACACGATTTGTTTTTTGAAGATTTATCTGTTCCTAACATTAATATTATTAAAAAATTTATGAATTTAATTGATAATACTGATAATAATGAATTAGTTGCTATTCATTGTAGAGCTGGTTTAGGTAGAACTGGTTTATTAATATGTATTTGGCTTATTATTAAATTAAATTTTACACCGTCTAATGCTATCGCATATATTAGATTAATACGACCGGGATCTATTATGGGTTATCAAGGTTTTTTTTTAGAATCTTTTGAATATTTTAAAAAATTTATCTATTAAATTTTACTTTTTTGTTCTATAATTTGCATATCTCTGATATTCCATTACTACTTCATAATCATCATTCTTATTTCTAATAATATCTAAACTATTATCTCTTTTATCATATAATTTAATATCATCACTATTATTTGATTTTAAAGATGATGCTCTTCTTCCACGTTCTATAAATTTTTTTTTATTTATAATTTCTGTTTCTGTTTTATCTGATTCATTATCTGATAATTGTAGTAAATTATCTTCATTATCATATTCTGAACTTATTTTTTTTATATTTCTAGATTTAATACTTTTTTTTCTAAAAAAATACCATAATTTTATTAAACTATATTTACTTTCTTCTTTTTTATTCATTTATTATTATAAATAAATATAATATATATTTCATTTTTTATATTACAATAAAATTAATGAACCTAATGCAAAACTAATTGAACCAAATATATTTATATATTTAATTGAATCATTATTATTAAAATATATAAATAATATATTTCCTAATATTCCTCCAATTGTTCCCATACTTGATATAAATCCTAATATTACTCCTATTTTATCTGAATCTAAATGTGGTATTAAACCAATTATTGAACCTTGTAATAAATTATTTGTAAATGACCATAATATTATTATTACTAATAATATATTATAGTTATTTATAATATTATTTATATTATTAAATCCAACACCTATTAATGTTGTAATTGATAAAAATATTAAAATTATTTTGATACGACCTATTATTTTATATAACTCATAATTTTTATCTGATAAATAACCACCTAATGGTCTTCCTAATAAATTAAAACTAGAAAATGCAAATAATAATAATGCCTTCTTATATATTGTAATATTATTTAATTTTAATAATATAGGTATATTTGTGTGTAATGTTAATTCTAATCCAAATGAATATAAATATATAATTCCTATTACTATTATTTTTGGATTTTTAATTACAAATAAACATTTTTTTTTTGAAAATTTTATGTCATTAATAATATTATCTATATTTATAATATTATCACCATTATATATACTAACATCTAAATTATAATTTGATGATATTGTTGAATTATTAAAATTTTCTTCTATATTTATATTCTCTATATCATTCTCTATATTATTCTCTTCATTATTATTATTTTCTTCATTATTATTATTCTCTTCATTATTATTATTATATAATTTTTTTAATTCGTATAAATTTCCATATGGACTATCATCACTAAAATAAAGTGGTACTAATAATATTAATCCTAATATATAAGGCCATAATTTTAATATTATTAAATCATCATAAAAATATGTATTTATTAAAAATAGTGTTCCTAATCCAAAATTACCAAAACCACCTATTATTCCTGTTACTAATCCTAATATATTTTTATCAAACATTGTAATTACCCATAACTCTGATAATACAAATCCTGATGATGATAATCCTATTAATAAATAATATATATTTTTTTTTATATTTAATATTATTTTTAAAATACCAAATATTATTGATAATATAATTACTATATAATATAATATACGATTACCATATATATCTGCAAATATTCCTGATATAATTCTGAAAATTGTACTACCTAAATATAAATATATTGCTTTTAATCTTATATTTAAATGAATATCTAAATTATTATTATCATTATATTTTATTAATTCTAATGATAATGGATGGTAAAATATTATAAATGATGTAAATATTAATATTAATGATAAATAAAAAGCTCTAGAATGTGGTCTTTTAATTGATAATATTGGTATAATATTATTTGTTGTATCTTCATATATAATATTTCTACTATTTCTCCATCTCAAAATTGATTTACATCTTCCATTATTAATATTATAACATGGTTCTTGCCAATCTTCTAAATACCATATCATTTTAATTATTTATTTATTAAATATAAATATATCATTTTTTTATTTATAAAACAAAAAAAGTACATTTCTTTAAAATTTATAAATTTTTAAATTTATTTTTAAAATAAAAATAAAAATAATGAAATGTACTTTTTTTATTACTATTATTTATACTCTTGAAGATTTAAAATTGCACAAATGTTTTTTATATAGTAATATTATGAAACATAAGAAAGATTATAATTTGTGTATTTTCATTCATATTCATACAACTTTTATTTAATGTTATATCTCTATATTTTAAATTCATATCATTCATCAATTTTCTTCTTTCTTTTTCTGTATGATTCGGATGGCTTGGATTAAATCCATCTTTGTATAAAAATAATCTTTTACCTTTCCAATTTTCGATAGAAAATTTTTTCTCATTTATATCTATTACTTGATAATCTCTATTATATAAATAATATTGATTATCATTATATTCAATCATATATGGAGTATATTTTCTTAAAAACAATTCGTCATATGTAATGGCATTGTATTTAATTACATTTATATGTTTTTCAATAGTTCTTTCATATGTATCATTTATTTGAAGGGAATTATTATACGGAATTATAAACTCGATATACAAAGTATTATTTATATAATCACAATATATTTCTTCATGTAGAAGACAATTATTGTATAACATTCTATTAATTCTAAACTCAACGTTGTTCTGATCTAATGTTTTAAACTTAGATATCATATCTATAATGTTTTCATCTGTATAAGTAATATTTATTTTGTCCTTGTGTTTATTTAATTTTTTGATGAAACGACTATCATTAAAATCATATATCATTCCATCTTGAATTACATTATTCTTTAATAATTTTGAAATGTAATCAGAATTATCATAAGCATCTTTTTTAAACCAATTTGTTTGAAGAAAAATTTGATCTATTTCTTTTTCATCATTAATATAATATGTATTAATTCTATCATATGGATTATGTTCGAATGAAATTTTTATTAACTTTTTTGTTCCTCCAAAACTTTCATCATCTTTATAATTTGGAAACATGTTTTCAATTTCGTTTAATTGTTCTTTGCTAATAACAGTTTCATCATCATCTGTTTCATCATCATCTATAACAATAAATTCTTTCCTAATTTCATTCTTAATATAATTATATATATCATCTCTCATATCAATGTAATTACCTTTGAAGTATTCATTTCCTATATCTTTTCGTAATTCATATTTTTCTCTGAAAAGTGTTTTAAGTTCTTTCTCTAATTTATTACAATCATTGCATATAAATTGACATATGAGTATTGAACCTTTGTCGTAATTACATATTCTTTTAAGATTTTCTTGTTTTGTCCTTCCGATTTTGTAAATGTTTTCTTTTGTTTTGATAAATTCTCTTTCTTGTAGTAAGTAAATGTATTCAGTCATAATTAAGATGATATCGTATATACCATATCATTATCACAAAAATCAATTTTTTATTTTAAATCTTCAAGGGTATAAAAAATATTCATTTCATTATTTATTTTTTCAAAATTTTTAGATATATATAAAAAATTGATTCTTATGATAATCATATTCATTATCAATCATGACTACTCTCAATACTATCGAAGATATTAATAACGAAATTATTCGTATTACTAATACTATTCATGAAAAAAATATTGACTATAATTTTGAATTACAATCTTTAACTAATTCAAATAATACTCTTATGTCATACATTGCTGAATATGAAAAAATTAAGACAAAAATCAATTCTATTCAATATTCAATTAATACAAATTCACAAGGCGTAATCAATAATATGAGTATGCTTTCAATTCTTAAAAATTTAAATACTGAATTAAAAAAATATGAACATACTATTGAAAATAGAAAAAATTTTACAAATTATATTGAACATAATGTTTATCAAATTAATTTAGAAATTCAGTCTTATAATGATTATCTAAATGAATTAGATAAAATGAAATATAGACTTAAAAGATGGGAAAATTATGATAAATTAACTGAAAAAGAAAAAATTATGGAACAATACAAAAACGAATTTAAATTTAATCAACAAATTCTCGCATTAAATAGTGTATGAATTTTTAAATATTTATTATAATAATTTATTATTATATATAATATAATTGTAAAATAATATATATTTTTTATTTTTTCTATTGTCTCATATGAATTATTTAAATTATAATTATCTATCAATATATACCAATTATTTCTAATTTTATTATTATTTATATAATTTATTATATTATGACCAAAATTTATAGTTTCATCCATTAAAAAATACAGCATATCATATTAATTATATAATTAATATTTCATTTTTTTTTATTTTACTTAAAAAATAAAATATAAAATAATATGTAATCTTATATAATGTTAAATTATGATTATATTCAATTAGTAAAATATTTTGATTATAATTGTATTAAAGGTTTTTATTATGAAAATTATGTATTAAATAAATTACATGAATATTATGATATTAAAGAAATTTATTTATGGAAAAATGTTCCTGAATCATTATTAATTGAAAGTGGAATTATATTAAATAATGATTTAATTAATATTAAAGATAAATATAAAACTAATAAATATTCTAGAAATTATAATGTTTTATTAGATACTGGTATTGATATTATTTTTAAACTTAATAATAATAATATTGTATTAGTACAATGTAAAGCTTATAACTCAATTATTTCACAAAAACATTTATCAGGATTTTTTAGAACAATATTAGATTGTTATATTATTAATAAAAATAGAAATAAAAATAATAAAATATATGGTTTAATTGTACATACAAGTGAATTATCTCAATTAATTAAAGATAGTTATTGTTATAAAGAAAAAATTATTTCTGATTTATATATTGATTATCCTTATACTACTAAAAATACAAAAAATAAATTAATAAAATATAAAAAAATTAGTATTATATTTATGATAAATTTTAATATTATAATATTATATATATTATATATTATAAATATATATATTAATAAATATTAAGATTTTTGTTTTTTTTATATTTTTAAATAGTAATATGAATAAAAAAAATTTTATTATATATATATTATTAGTTATACTAATATATTTTATTTTATATATAATTTATAATAATTTTAAAAAAGAAAATTTTATATGTATTAATCCAAAAAAAATTAATAATAATGGTTTTTGTAAAGGTTTATATCCAATTAGATTTATGGGCTCTAACCCTTCAAAAGAAGAATTAGAAAAAAAATGTAATGATAATAAATATTGTAAAGGATATATTATTGTAGAATATATATATGGTGGTCGTACTAATTATTTTGCTTTAAAATGTCAAGATAATTGGGATGGTGAAATACAATATGATGATTCTTTTAAAGATAAAATAAAAGAATTTTTAGTAGAATATTATGATTATTCTTCTGTTGAACATTTAGAATCAGAAGTAAATATTATTAATTTTGAAAATTATAAATGTAATACAGTATGCCCTAAAGGTAAAGGTATCAATAGTAATAATATATGTATTAATTGCCCTGATAATCAATATAATGCTGGTGATAATTATACTTGTTCACCTATTAATTATTTTGATGGTTTCAAATTTAATACTTACGATACTAATACTGGTATTACTAATAATACAATATGTCCTGAAGGGACTTATGCTATAAAAGGTTCAAAAGAATGTACTACTTGTCCTGATGGTGAATATCAAGATCAAAAAGGTAAAACTCAGTGTATAAAATATAGAAGTAGTTGTCCTAGTGGTCAATTTTTAAAAGAAAATAATGGTAATAAAACAACAGATAAAACTTGTGAAGATTGTCCAACAGGTCATTATTCTTCAGATGGTATAACTTGTACTCAAGTTGATGCAGGGTATATAAAAAAAACAGATGGAAGTGGACAAGAAAAATGTCCTGCTGGTACATTTTCAGAAGGAGGTTCTGAATCTTGTACTACTTGTCCTGATAATACATATCAAGATGAATCAGGTCAAGATAATTGTAAACCTCATAAAACATCAACATCATGCCCACCCGGTCATTATATAACAGGTGGAAGTACAACAGAAGATAAAATATGTAATCAAGTTCGTATAGGACATAAATTAAATGATAATAAAACAGGTGAAATACAATGTCCAGATGGTACATATCAAGATCAACCAGGTCAAGAAAATTGTATAGATATGAAAACAATAGATGATTGTGAATCTGGTCATATAATAAGTGCTGGACATTCGGGAAGAGATAATAGATGTAAACCAATAAGTATTGGATATCAATTACATCCAAATAATCATGGTCAAATACCATGCCCTGCTGGTACATATCAAGATCAAGAAGGTCAAGATAAATGTAAAGATATGAAAACATCATGTCCATCAGGTTATTATATAACAGGTGGAAGTACAACAGAAGATAGAAAATGTATAAAAGTAAGTAAAGGATATGAATTAAATGCAAATAAAACAGATCAAATACGATGTCCTGCTGGTACATTTTCAGAAGGAGGTTCTCAATCTTGTACTACTTGTCCTGCTAGTACATATCAAGATAAAGCAGGTCAAGATAAATGTAAATCTCATAAAACAGAATGTCCAACTGGTCAATATTTAATAAATAACGGAACTAAAATAACAGATAATACATGTAAAACTTTTAAAAATAAAGAATCTTGTAATTCTGGACAAATATTAAAAGGTGGTACAGCTACATCAGATAAATATTGTGAAGATTGTCCAGCAGGTCATTATTCAGAAAATAAAGAAAAATGTACTCAAGTTGAAGCAGGATATAAATTAAATAGTACTAATACAGGACAAGATGCGTGTCCTGCTGGTAAATATTCAAGTGCAGGTTCTACATCATGTAGTAATTGCCCTGCTGGTACATATTCTTGGACTTCAGGTACTTCATCTTGTATAAAATGCAGTCCTGGTGGATATGCTCCAAATGCAGGTTCTAGATATTGTATAGATTGCCCTTGGGGTACATATCAAGATGAAGAAGGTCAAAGTTCTTGTAAACAACCAGATACAGGATATGTACCAAACTATTATCAAACAGGACAAAGAACATGTCCTGTTGGTACACATATAAGTAATGGTGGTTGTAGGTATTGCTCAAACGGTAAATATCAAGATAAAGAAGGTCAATATGAATGTAAACCTCATAGAACAAAATGTCAAACTGGTTATTATGTATTAAGTGGAACTGGAACTAGTACATCAGATCATAAATGTAAAATTGTAGATAGAGCATATGAATTACATCCAAATAATCATGGTCAAATACCATGCCCTGCTGGTACATATCAAGATGAAGAAGGTCAAGATAAATGTAAACTAGCAGATAAAGGTTATTATGTAGATTTAACTGGACAAACAACACAAAAACCGTGTCCTGCTGGTACACATTCTTCAAGTCGAGGTTCTGCATCTTGTAGTAATTGCCCAGTTGGTAAATATCAAGAACAAGAAGGTCAAGAAAATTGTAAAAATATGAAATCTGGTTCTGATTGTCCTGCAGGTACTTATTTATATGGTGGAACAGGTACGGGGAACACAAGTGATAAAGGATGTAAACTAGCAGATAGAGGATATAAACCAAATAGTAATAAAACAGGACAAGAAAAATGTGATAAACCTGGTGAATATCAAGATGAAGAAGGTCAAGAAAATTGTAAAAATGTTGGTCCAGGATATGAAAAAGTAGATCATTTAAGTAGAAGAGCTTGTCCAGTTGGTACATATAATGATGGTACTTTAGTGTCATGCAAAAGAAGTGATTATGGACATGTACCAAATGATAAACAAACAGCTCAAGTAAAATGTCCTCCTGGTACAATTCAAAATAAGTTGGGCCAGGAGAATTGTGAACCTTGTACTGATTATCCCGCATATGCAGATCCTAATAATCGGTATCAACCAAATTCTGGTTATACACATTGTTACCTAAATAGAAGTGATGGATATGAAGTAAATAGTGATCACAGTGATATAATAGAATGTTCAGATGGTGAATATTCAAATAGCTCGTCTGGATATATATGTACTAAAAAAATAACAACTTGTCCACCAGGATATAAATTTATATTTAGAGATGGTGGTACTCACAACAATAATGAGTGTTTGAAGTGTAATAAGGGTTATTATAAAGAAGGTACTAATAATGTTCCTAATTGTCATGCTTGTCCACAAGGTCAATATCAAGATGAAGAAGGTCAAGATAAATGTAAAACTCTTATAAAAAAGGAAGAATGTGATGCTACTGACAAAGATTTTGTGCCGGGCAATAGTACAACTGCTAGTTATTGTAGAGTGAAGCCCTGCACCTACCCACGTGGCCCACGCGGATCTTGTCATTAGATTTTATAAATATTATTTAAATATAAAAAAAATAATATAAAAAAAATATATATATGCTTCTAGGGAGGCTCGAACTCCCAACCTTCGGCTCATAAGACCGACGCTCTAACCAATTGAGCTATAGAAGCAGATGCTTTTAGGGAGGCTCGAACTCCCAACCTTCGGCTCATAAGACCGACGCTCTAACCAATTGAGCTATAAAAGCATATTAATGTTAATAATATTAAAGAATCATTTTTTTTTTAAATTTAGAAAAAAAAAATTAAATTTAATTTAGTATAAAATTAATATTGATTATATATAAAACCATGATTTTCATTATCTAAATCATCATGATGATTATCATCATTATTACCAAACATATTAAATTCATTTTCACCATTGAAAACAGGGATTTCAGGATTAATATTATTATTATTATCTAATAAATCATTATTAATATCATTATCAAAATTATTATCAATAATATTTTCAACACGAATACCAATTTTAGATAATTCATTAAAAACTTTTCTTTGTTCTTCAGTTTGTTTATCAAATAATTCTAATTTTTTATTTTTAAATTCTTCTCTCATTTTACCTAAAAATTCTATATTTTCTTTTAATGTAGGAATATTAGAAATATTTAAAATTTTAGAACTTGAATTATGTATATTTTTTAAAATATTAATATATTTAATATTATTATCAAATTCATTATCAATTAATAATTCCATTTTTTCATTAATAATATTATCAGTATTAAAAGGACAACATATACATTTAATAGTAATATAAGCTTTAGCCCTATTGATATTATTTAAATCATTATCAGTAATATTATTTAAATTATTAAATTCAATTAATAAATTATTAATTAATTTTAAAGAATAATCTAAAATATTATCATATTCTTCTGAATTTAATAATTCATTATATATAATATTTTTAGCATTATAAATTAATTGTTTAAAATTAATATTATCAATATTATCAATATAGTTATTAATTAAATAACTTTTTTTAATATTAATAGTTTTACTTAAATAATTTAAATAATTTTTAATAATTTTAATATATTCATTACTACCATTATTATATATATTAGTATAGTTATCGTTATTAAAAACATAAGACATTTCATTTTTTTTAATGTTATTAAACCATATATCATAATTATATTTATCATAAATATTAAAAATATTATGATTTAAATTTTCAAAATTATTATCAATAAAAATTTTATCAATATCAACATCTATATCAGCATCTATATCATCTTTTAAAATAGAATCATAAGGTAGATAAGAAAAAGGTCTAGATTTATTATTATATTTATTTTTAGCAAAATAATTTTTAGCAGCTAATAAATCGTTTCTTTTACCTTTTAAATCACTATCAGGAAGGAAATCATTATTTAATTGTTGTAAACAACAACCTAATAAATATTTATGAATTCTATTATAATTAATACCAGGCATATAAATAAGTGCATTAACATAATTATCAAGCATTTTATCTTTTAAATTATTAGTTTTATTTTTTTTAAATTCATTTAAATTATCAACTAAATTAAGTTGAAATTTTTTACCTTTATTATTATTATTAATTTTAATATTAGAAGATTTATTTTTTAAATCATCTAAAATATCTTTATAACTATTTTCAATTAAATTAGTAATAGTTACAACTAATTTATTATCAATATTAAAAATATCTAGATTATCATCATCTACAAATAAATCAATTATTATTTCAGATAAATAAAATGTTATACCATTTTTTTTAGTTTTATTAATAGGGAAACCATAATCATCCCATAAATTAATATAATTATAATTATAATTATGAATATGTAATCCATCAATAATATTTTTTTGTATTTCTAAAATCCAAATAGATATAGAATGATAAAACATATCTTTAATATTATTAAAAAATTCAGTATTAATATCAATAATAATTTCAATTAATTTATCAATATTTTTATTAGTATATAATGAAATTTTAGATTTAATATCATCAATATTTTTTTTATTTTTAATAATAATATAATAATTAATATTTAAAATATTATTAATTATTTCATCTGAATAATCTGAAATATTATCAATTTTATTAATTAAATTATATTTTTTAGTAGATAAACCACTAAAATTTTTATAAAGTTGAGAACATAATATATTATAATCAATATCTAATTTAGATTTTTCTTGAATTTTTGTAATTAAAGGTAATATAATATTTAAAACTTCTTTAAAACCATCAGCATTTTGAAATAAAGGATTTTGTATATATATATCATAAGTATTTAAATTATATAAAGCATAATTAAAATCTAAATTATCAATTTCATATAAATCATCTTTATTATCAGCATCAACTAAAAAATTATTAGATGGATTTTCATTTAAAGTAGTAATATAATAATCATTAATATCATTAGCAAGAATAATATCATAAATTTCATTAGAAAAATTAACAAATTTAAAAGATTTTTGATATAATGAATAACTAAATTTTTTCATTAAATCAAATTTATTTTTTTCAATATTATATAATTCTTCTATTTTATCAATATCATTTGTATTATAATTTTTAATAGTAATAATTAAATTTTCTAATATTTTATTATTCATAATATTTTTTATATTATTAATAATTATATTTTCATCTATATCATTATTATGAATTGCTGATGCAACATCATATATATTATTATATAATAAATCAGGATCATCTATATTATTTTTTTCATCTTCTAATTTACTAATTAAACTATCGTGTTCATTAATAATATCATCAGAAAATTTTAATAATTTAAATATATTTGAAATTTTTTCATAAAATAATGTTTTATAATTAATTAAATTAATTAATTTAATTCTAAACGATTTTAAATTTATTTTTTCTATTTTTGTATTTTCAAATATTTTTGATATTTTTTCATATAATTTATCATAATCTTCTTTATTTATATTATCAAAACAATAATCAAATTTTTCTAATAATTTAGAAATATAATCAATATCAATATTTTCTAAATTATTTAATTCATCAAAATCAATATTATCAATAATATTATCAATAGTAGGTTTAGATAATTTAAGATTATCATTTATATTTAAATTAGAAATAGTATCAATTAAATTTATTTCTTTTGGTTTTTTTAAATAAGATAAAACTTTATCAGATAAATTATCTTTATTAATATAGGTGGGTATTTTATAATTTATTTGTTTAACAGGTACATTAGTATCATCAGTATTTAATAATAAATAATATTCATCAAATTTATTAACATAATCATCTATTTGATTACCTTCTTTATCAAATTTAATAGGTTTTATTTTAATATTTGTATTAAATAATGGTTTAAAACGAACTAAATTTGATTTATCATCATACATAATAGAAAAAAATAATTTATTTTTTTCTTTTTTTGCTAAATTTAAATCTTTAAAATTATTTATTTTTCTAAAATTTTTTATAAATTCTATTAATCCATTTTCTGGTATTGATAAACCATTTTCATCTTCTATTAAATTGTCATCATTTTCATAATAAATTTTTTTAACACAATCTGTAGTTAATATATAATTAGTAGTATCAAATTCTTTATCATCAACAATATTATAAAATAAATTAATAAAAGAATTAGTTTTATTTGCATTATTAAATAATTCATATATTTCATTATATAATTCTTTTTTTGTAAAGGCAATAAATTTATTATTTTCTTTAATTATTTCATCAAATGATAATATTTCATAATATTCTATATCTTCTAATTCTTCATCAATATATGTTTTATTTTCAGAATCAATAATATCATCATTTTCATCATCAATTAATTCATCTTTATCAAAATTTTGAGGATTAATAATTTCTTTATTATAAGTTTCCATTATATCTATATTATAATAATTTAATCTTTAATAGATTAAATGAAAAAAAATATTATATAAAATTTTTTAAATATAAAATATATTATTTATTTTTTTTCCATAAAAATATTCCAATCATTTTTAATATTTTGTAAATTATCAATTATTGAAAAACAATTATATTCTAAAAAATCATTAAATTTGTTAGGAATTGTTTGATTTAATGTTAATCTAATTTTTAATAAATTTTTTAAAGGGTGAACACAAATATAACCACAATATAAACATTCTACATTATCTTGAATTTTTTCTTTTTTTCTAACAAATTTATCATGAATAAATGATTGTATTAAATTACCTAATGTATCATCTTCATTTTCAATAGTAAATTCATATGTACTTTCTAAATCATTATATTTTTCAATTAAAACATTTTCTGATTTAATATCACTAATTAATTTATTTAATTTATTTATTAAGCTTTCAATTGCTTTATTAATTAAATATTTTGGTTTTAAATATTTATTTACAGGTTCTATTTCAAATAATATTGCATTTGGATCACCTTCTTTATTAGTAAAATAACTTCTTTCTTTATCTAAAATATTTGTATCTTTATTAATTTTTGATTTATCAATTATAAATGAGAAACTTGCTAATGATACTGGATTAAATGATGCATTATATTTACCATTTTTTTTTACAACTTTAGCTTTAAAATGTAAATATTCATTTGGACGTAATCTTGTTATTAATATGTTATCATTTGATACCATATTTTTATAAAATATTTCATTTAATTCTTTTTGTGTAATATCTATATCATTTCTTTTACCGGTAATATGTTCAGTTGTAACATTTATTGTATTTAATGTATTATTTTCTATATTTAATTCAAGTTCAATTGAATTATCAATATAATTATCTATTTCTGATTCTTTTAAACAAATTGGTATTAGTCCAATTCTATGTATTAAAATTTCATTATGTAATGGTCCATTACTTTTAATTATTTGAACAGTTGGTTCTTCTTCACCTATTATTCCTGGAATTTCTATATCTGATAATATACTTCTTCTAATTGAATTTACAATTGCTAAATCGATATCATATATTTCAAATGAATGTCTGCCTGTTGGATCTTTATCATCAAATTTATAATTATTAAACATTATGTTCTTATTTATAAAATATATAAATTATATCATTTTTTATTTATATATTTTTATAAAAAAATTGATTTTTTTATTTTTTATTAAACTAATCATAATGTATTATACTACTGATAAAATTTTAAATTTATTTATTAATAATATTGATTTAAATAAAAATTATACTATTAATAAATTAATTAAATTATTAAATAAAATTTTAGATGATGAAGATAATAAATTAACTAATTCTAAATCAAAAAAATTAATTTATGAAGAACCTATCATTTTTAGAAAAAATGATTAATATATAAAAAAATAATTATATTAATAAATAATATTGTTTTAATTATGTTAAGTTTTATTTTAAATAAATTTCATGATTTCTTTGAATTTTATACTTCATATTATTATTTAGATTATAATAATTATAATGAATTTGTTTATCTATCTAAAACTGATAATAATGCAAATGCTTTATCTACTACTAATAATATATTTTTAGATTTATTTGTTAATATTGGAAGAGATTTATCTTATGATGAACTATGTGATTATTTAGATAAATGTATGAAAATAAATCCATATAAAACTATTGCTATAATTTTTAATTGTAGAGATAGAAAAAATGGTAAAAAAGAAAAAAAAATTAGTAATGATGCAATGAAATGGTTAAAAAATAATAATTGGGAAAAAACATATGAAGGTAATATTTATACATATATTGAAAAATATGGTTGTTGGAAAGATATATTAACTAAAAAATATGTTGATATTCATGATTATGATATTGAATTAATTGCTAATCAATTAATTAAAGATAAAAATAATTTAATTAATAATAAAAATATTTCATTATGTGCTAAATGGGCTCCTAGTGAAAATAAAAAATATGATAAAAGAAATAATATTACTGAAAAAATTGGTTTAAAAATTTATAATATTTTAGACAAAGATAATAATTTAACTGATGATATTAATAATAAATATATTCATAAATGGAAAGAATTATATAGAAAAGAATATATTACACCATTAAGAAATAAAATAAACAGTATTGAAAATATGATGTGTAAAAATAAATGGAATGAAATACAATATGAAAATGTTCCTGCAATTGCTTCTAAAAAATATAAAAATTGTTTTATGAAACATGATGAAAGTAGATATTTAGAATATTTAAATAATGTTGTTAATGGTAAATCTAAAATTAATGTAACTGGTATTTTACCACACGAATTAGTTAATTATTATTTATCTGATAGTACTAAAGAAATTGATTTAACTATTGAATCACAATGGAATACTATTTTAGAAAATACAAAATCTTCTGGTATATTAAATAATATTTTACCTATTGTTGATGTTTCAGGTTCAATGTTTGGTGCTAAAAATGGTAGTATTCCTGCACAAGTATCAATTGCTTTAGGTTTATTAATTTCACAATGTTCAACAGGAAATTTTAAAAATAAAGTTATTAGTTTTAGTGAAACTCCTGAAGAATTTTTAATTGAAGGTAATACTCTTAAAGAACAAATTGAATGTATTAAAAATATTAATTGGGGTTATTCTACCAATTTTGAATCCGTTGCTGATATTATTATTAATAATTCTAATACACAAGATGATATTCCTGATAAAATTGTTGTATTATCTGATATGCAATTTAATGAAGCAATTAAAATTAAAGATTATGATAGCGATAATGATAATGATAATGATGAATTATTACATTCTACTTTTATTTCAAAATTTATAAATAATAATTATAATCCACCTAATATTATATATTGGAATTTAAATAGTGATAATACTAAATCTTTCCCTGTTGATTTTAAAACAAATGGTACTGCAATTATATCGGGATTTTCTGAACAATTATTAAAAATATTTTTAGAATATGATGAATTAAATCCAGAAATAATATTAGATAAAATTTTAGAAGAATATATTAAATTTGTATATGTAGATAAAAATGAATTTTAAATAAATTAGTTATCATAATTCGCTAATGTTGATGTTGATTTACCTGCAAATAATGAATCATCATAATTATAATTCTCTTTTTTAGTAAATTTAGTAAATAAAACTTCTTTTATTTTTTTTAATAAACTTTTACTTTTATTATCATTGTTTTTATCATTTAAATTTGTATTAGAATTTAATAATTGATTATTTGATTTATTAATTTCATTCCAACCATTTTCTGTATCTATTATTAATTCAAATTCTTTTACTTTTGGAATATATTTTTTATAATCTTTATGTTTCAAAAATTTTTCTATTTTTGTTTGACAATCTAAATAATCTGTATAAGCATTATTTTTATAATTATCTATTATTTTCTTTTTTTTTCTATAATTAGAATCATCACAAAAATATAAATCTTCTATTAAATTTTTAAATTTTGCTAATGTTAATATTGATTTATCTTTTACTCTTATTATTTCTTCTATTCTTTCTTCAAAACTATTATATTTTATTAATGTACCACATAATGTTATTAATGTACTTAATATTAATGGTATAAAATTAATTAATTTTATTAATATTGTATTTTTTATTATAGTACTTAAATTTATCGTATTTATAAATCCTTCTAATAATGTTAATATTGATGCATAATATATTATTGATAAACTATAATATCTATAACTTTTTCTTATTTCTTCATATTTATAATCTATATATTTCATTCTTTTATCTAATTTATTTATTTTTGTTTCTATTCGCTCTACTATTTTTTCTTTATTAAAAACTTTTTCCACTATTTCCATTTCTGTTTCTGGTTCTGTTTCTACATCTGTTTCTATTTGTCCTTCTATTTCTTTTTTTATTTCTGTTTCATTTCTTATTTCTCTATTTATTATAGAATTTGGTTTCAATTTTTCAATTTCAATATTATTTTCTTTTTCTTCTTTTATTGTATTTATATCATAATTATGTATATTAAAATAACTCATTCTTTATTTAATAATGAATATTTTTTAATAAATATATAAAAAAAATGATATTCTATATTAATATAGATACTTAATAAATGTCAAATGATTTATTTACACCTATTAAATTTACTACTAATATTTATTTAAAACCTTGTGAATTAACTTCTGATTATGAAAATTTATTATTAAAAAAATTAGTTGATAAAATGGAAGGTTCGTGTACTAAATTCGGTTATATTAAAAAAAATAGTTTAAAAATTGTTAAAAGATCTATTGGTAATATTATTAAACAACATTTTAATGGTAATATTTTATTTGATTTACAATGTATTGCTGAAATTTGTAATCCTATTAATGGTACTATTGTTAAATGTAAAATTAAAAATAAAAATTCAATGGGATTACTTGCACAAGGTTATTATGATGATGAACCTATTTTAGAAATAATTATTCCTAAAATATCAGCTGGTATTATGTCTGAAATTAATCTAGATATTTTAAATATTGGTGAAGAAATTTTAGTTGAAGTTTGTGGAAAAAAATTTAATTTATATGATAAATCTATTTCTATTATTGCTAAAGCTATTAAAGATAAAAAAATTAATACTATTAATAATTCTGTTCAATTAGATGATGATGAAAAAGATGATGATGAAGAACAAGATAATCAAATTGATGATTTTGATATTTTAGATGATGAAGAAAAAGATGATGATGATAATGATGAAGATGGTTCTGATAATGATGATTCTAATAATGATGGTTCTGATGAAGAAGAATTATTAGATGATGAAGAATTAGAAGATGATATTGATGTTTATGATGATGACATGGAAGAACCTTTAAATGATTAAATAATTTAATAATTTAATTATATATAAATATTATTTATATTTATAATATAAATATGCCTAAAAAAAAAGAATTAAATAAAAATTATGATGATATAAGATTAGATTTATGTAAAAATATTCAAAATAATATATCAAATCTATCACAAAATGAATTATATGAAATATTTAAAATTTTACATAATAATAATAGTAATTATACTAAAAATAATAATGGTATATTTATAAATTTAAATTGGTTAGATTATAATATTTTAGAACAAATAAATAATTATATTATTTTTTGTATTAAATCACATAAAGAAATTAAAAAACATGAAATTATGAAAAATATTTATAATGATAATTTAAATAAATATAAAAATAAAAATAAAAATAGCAATAATAATCTATTATCTATGTCTAATACAAATTTAAATGATATTAATAATAAAAATTTTAATGATAATAATAATTTTAATGATATTGATATTGATAATGAACATTATAATGATAATGATAATGATATTGATAATGATAATGATAATGATAATGAAGATGATAAAGATGATGATTTAGATGAAAATTTATTAAAAAAAAAAGATGAAAATAATAAAATAAAAATTTCTTCTAGTATGAAATTTTATTTATTTAAAAAAAAATTTGCAAAAAAAATTATTAATACTAATAATAATACATTAAATATATTAGTACACGAAAATAGTTTATTATAAATATAAAAAATGATTTATAGATAATTTATTATATTATTATAAATGATGAATAATAATTATATTGATTTAATTTACTATATTAATAAATTTAATAATAAATTTTCTGATGATAATATTTTATGGAAATTAGATAATAATTATTTATATAATAAATTTACACAATATGTTGATAATATTGATAACAATATAAATATTGAAAATGATATTAAAATAGATAATGATATTAAAATTGATAATGATATTAAAATAGATAATGATATTAAAATAGATAATGATATTAAAATTGATAATGATATTAAAATAGATAATGATATTAAAATAGATAATGATATTAAAATTGATAATGATATTAAAATAGATAATGATATTAAAATAGAAAATGATATTAAAATAGAAAATGATATTAAAATAGATAATAATAATATTTATATAAAAAGTAAAATACAAAATAAAAAAATTAAAAAAATATTACCATTAGAATTAATATGTAAAAAACTAAATATAATATATAATGAAGAATCTATAAAATATATGAAAGATAAATTAATAGAAAAAATATCTGAAAAAAATTATATTAAAGTATTTGGTCAAAAAAAGTCATCAGAAATAATGAATTCAATAGTATTAAATAAATGGAATAAGTCTTTAGTTATATTTATTTCATTTTTGTTAAAAATAAAATTTATATATTTAAATAAGGAAGTGGTATTTGATAAGGAATATATATATGAAGAAACAATTAATTTGTAATTTTAGGTTTAAAAAGAGGATATAAATAAAGTCTATTAATTTTAAACATTGATTCTGCTAATAATAAACATTTTTCTTTTTTTGTTTTTTTAATTTTTAGAATATTAACATCAAATTCTTTAATAACAAGATCTTGTGCTGGTTTTAATAATGATTCACAAACAATACCAGTTTTTTTACCATCTGTAGAACCAAAAGAAAGAATTTTAAAATTATTAATATAATAATCTTTATTTTTTTTAGGAAGAATAATACCAGAACTTATTTTTTCTTTTTGCATATTTGGAATAATAATTTCATTTCTATTAGAAATTATATTAATATAATCTGCTTCTTTTTTAGATAAAGATTTAAATCTTTTTTCATTAAAATTATAAATATTAATATCAGAATCAATATTAAAAATATCATAATATCCAATATATTCGATTTCATTATTATTTTGAAATAATTTTAATTCATTTTTATGTATTAAAGCACCTTGATTAAAAAAACATTTAGCAATATATTTATCATTAGTATTGATTGATTTATAATTAGATGTAATAATATTATTAACAAATTTTAAATAAAGATTTGAATTAAAAGATAGATAAATAGATATTGTATTTTTTAGTAAATTATTATTATTAGAATCAATATCCAATATTAAATCATCAGGAATTATATTATTATTTTCAATAATTGTTTCTTGTTTTTTATCAAATAAAATTCTAATATTAAATGGTTTTTTTTCATTTATATCAATAATATGAATACCATTATTATGTGTAATTAAAATATAATTATCAATTAATTTATTAGGATAAACTGATTGATTAATAGTTTCATATATTATTTTAATATCAAAATCTAGAGTATCAATAATTTCGTTATTTTCAATAAATCTAATACCATTATGTATTTTATTTAAAATTAAATTTTTAAATAATTTAGTTGAATTATAAATTAAATTTTTGTAAGTTTCTTTTCTAAAACCTAATTTATTTAATTCTAAAGTATTAATTTTACATTTAGGTTCAATAATTTCATTATCACCATATTTATAATCAATTAATTTATTTTGTGAAGTTTTTAATTTAATATCAAAATTAAAAATATCTTTTGGAAAATAATTAATATTTTTCATTAAATAACAATCAAATGCATTATCTCTAATAATTTTATCAATTATATCACTTTGATGTAATTTTTTAGAAGAAATTCTATAAGCATGAATATCAGGAGTTTCTATTTCATAATTATCAATACTAGCATGTGTAAAAATAGTCATATTTCTTTCTTCTAGAGGAAGACTATTATGTCTACAATTTCTAATACCTCTACCAATAATTTGTTTTTGTTTATTAAAATGATACCAAGGTTCTAATATGTGCATTTCTCTACAATTATAAAAACTTAAACCTTCACTTGCAACTGGTGTCATTAAAATAACTTTAATTAATTCACCATTTATATTTTTAATATTATTAATAATTGGAATTAATTTATCAATAGATGTTGAACCCATAATATTATTAATATCAGAATGAGAAGTCATAATACAATATTTAGGAGAATTTTTAAAATTATATTTAGGTGGATTATCAATTAATAAAGGATTTTTTAATATATTTTTTTCACCTTCTCTCATAAATCCCATATGTTCTAACATTATAGCTAATGGTAAAATACCACCTTCAATAAATCTAGAATAAATTACTACTATACCATTTGAATTTTTTATAAATTCTGATATTGTTAAAAATTTTCCAGAATATAAACCTAAATTTTCTTTATTAGGAAATAATGCATTTTCATATTTTTTAACATATGAAACATTTATAGTACCTGTTTTATCTATTCTATTAAAAAAATTTGAAAATCCTCCACTACCTGTTTTATCATCATATACAATATTCATTGGTTGTAAATTAGAAAGTACATTATTTTCATTTAAATCTTTTTTATTTATAATTAATTTTTTCTGATTTTCACTTAATTTTGATAAGGTTATACCATCTTCTATTTTATCTAACCAATTTTTATCATTTTCTGGAATAGGATTATTATTTGGATCATTTGGTATTATTTTATCTAATATTTTAAAACCATTATCTTTTGCATTTAATTTAATAGCAAATGTAAATGGATTTTTTCCTCTTAAATATGAAATATAATTATTACTTAATTTTTCTAATAAATTTTTAATATTTTCTTTAATTTTATTTTCATTATCAAATATATTTTCAAATGGTGGATTTATTTTTTCTAATATATCTTCTCTTTTATCATTTAATAGAAATAAATATAATAAATCTAATATATCATTTGGTTCATTATATATTGGGGTTGCACTTAATAATATTAATTTATTATTAATACCATTTTTTAATGCTTTACTTATTGCTATATATATTCTTTTATCTTCTAATTTTGATGAATTTCTAATATTATGTGCTTCATCTATTATAATTACTTTATCTTCTAATATTTTATTTTCATATTCATTTTCTATTAATTTAGCAAATTCATCATAAGTAAATAATCTATAACGGTTATTTATAAATTTTTTTATTTTTAACATTGCTTTATCTTTTTCTGTATTTTTTAATAATTGTGTCATTTTAATATATGTATCACCTGTACATTGATTTGCTAATATTTTATAATCATCAAAATTTGCTATACTAAATATTTGTTCTTTAAAACTACCTCTCAATGCACTTGGCATTATTACCCAAATTTTTGGTTCTTCATATTGTGAATGTGTTTGTAATAAATTTTCTGATAATGTTATTGCACTACATGTTTTACCTACACCTACTCCATGATATAATAAACAACTATTATATGGTGTTCTATTTGATATATAATGACTAATTAATTGTTGATAATATGTTTTCTCAAATTCACCGCATAATTTTAATGTATTTTTATTAAAATCTTCTTTATTTTTTATTATCTCATGTTTTTTTATTTTATACATATTAAATTCATATAAATTATTTAATTTATCTACAAATTTTTTATCATTTAAATCTGGATAATATAATTCATTATCATCTATTAATTCAATTCTATTTTCTTTTTTTATACTTTTTTTTTTCTCTTTACTTTTTATTTTCTTTAATTTATCTTTTAATATAGATATATTTTCTCTTATTTCTTTTTCTTCATTATCATTTAATATATCATCTTTTAATTTTTTTTTATATTCATTTATTTTATTATTTATTGATTTTTCTGTATCTTTTGATTTATTATTTAAAATAATATTATTATCTTTTTCTTCTTCTATATTTTCTAATTTTTTTTCTGTTTCTAAATTATATTCAGAACATTGTTTTTCTATTATTCCATATATATATCCCGTTTTATCTAATTTATTATTTGTTCTTGGATTTATAAATTTATTATTTATCCATTTCATACATTCTTCTTTATTTAATTTTTCTTCTAATATTGATTTTGTATTTTTCTTTTTTTCTTTTTTTTCTTCTTTTTCTTCTTTCTTTTCTTCCTTTATATTTTCTTTTTTTATATTACAATTTTTAACTAATTGTTTAAATACATAACTATTTTCTTTAATTTTTCTTCCTGTTTTTGGATTTATTGTTTTATCTTTTTTCCATTTTAAACAATCTTCTTCTGTAAATGTATTATATCTTTCATTTATTTTATTATCTTTATAAACTTTACTTGTTTCTTTTTTTTCTTTACATTGTTTTTCTAATTCTTTTAATATTATACTATTTGATTTTAATATTCTTCCTGTTTTTGGATTTTTTGTTTTATCTGTTTTCCATTTTAAACAATCCTCTACTGTAAAAGATTTATATCTTTCAGCCATTCTATCTAATCTATTTATTATTTTTAAATTCTTTATTATTTATTAAATTATCTGTTAATTTAAATAATTCTATTCTTTCTACATTCTTTTTTTTTATTTTTTTTAATACTTCATCAAATGAATACCATACTAGTGCTCTTATTTCTCTTACTTGTTCAACACAATTATAATCTAATTCTAATTTTATATTATTATTATTTATTTTTGCTATATAATAAACATGTTTGTATAATACATCATTTGTACCATAAAAAATCTCTTCAAAATTATCTAAATCTTGTTTTATATCAAAATCTTTTTTATTTAATCTTGTTTCTTCACAAAATTCTCTAATTGCACAATCTATTGCACTTTCTTTTAATTTTCTTCTACCTTTTGGAAATCCCCATTCTTGTTCATATTTATTATTTTTTGATTTCTCTAATAATTCATTAAATATTGATGTATTTACTAAATATAAATATTTCTTTTTTGATTCTATATATTCTGTTGTATTTTTTATATTTGCTGTATGTGGTTGCGACCATGCATAGTTCCAAATTAATTCAAAATCTTTTCTTTCTAATAATTTTTTTTCTTCTTTTGTCATATTATTTAGCAATTGTGATATATAATCAATATTATTTATTTCATATTTTCCTCTTATAAATTCCATAAATGATAAACTATCTTTTCTTTGAATCATTAAATATTTAATATCATTATTTTCTATTTTATAACATATTATTCCAAAACTCATTATTGGATGTATACAATCTTTGTATAAATGACCATTTAATCCACAATTACGACATGTTTGTGGTCTCATATAATTATTATTATTACCAATAATTGAATTCTTTTTCATTTAATCATATAATATTTTATATATTATATAAGTTATATTCTTAAATCTTTGTATTTAAATATTTAAATAAAAATAAATATTCTTATTAATTTTAATATAATTATAAATTATTATATTAAAAATTACCTGAACCTAATGCATTATTTGATGATCCAAATACATTACCACCATCTAATTCTTCTGTTTTTGGAATATTACTAGTACTTACTACTCTTCCTGTTTTATCTACAATTGTTACAGTTGGTGGTTGAACTGGTACACTTGGTTCTTGAACTGGTACAGTTGGTGGTTCAACTACAACTGATGCTGGTCTTGATGTAACTGTTATTACTGGTTCCTTTTCTTCATTTGCTGTTATTATTGCATCCGCAACATCATTTGCTTCTTCATTTGATAATTTTTTTTCTGAATTATATTTTTTTAATTTTTTATTTGCTTCTTTATATGTTATTAATGAATTTATTGTTGCTGTTATTATTATTATTGAATATAATATTACAAATAGTGTTGTAACCCATGCTATTACTCCACACCACCATGTTTTACTATTTAATGTTCCTCCCGTAACCATACATGTTAATTGTACTAATGATAATAATATTCCTGGTAATGCTAATAATAATATTGTTATTATTGAAACAATTTTCTTTGAAATACTTATATCATTTTCTGCTATTAAAAATGCTATACATATTATTAATATTGTTGTAAATATTGCTACCGCTGCATATTTAGATTGTGTAGAACCTATAATTGCTTTTGTTAAAGTTGAAGCCATTATTTATATAAATTTTTCTATCTATTATCACATAAGAAAAATAAAAAATGATTTAAATATATATTATATATAACATTTAATATAATTAAATTTTAAAATGGGTATTCCTTATTATTTTTATATCTTAACTAAAAAATATAATAATATATTAACTGATTTTTTAGATATTAAACCGGATATTTATTATTTTGATTTTAATGGTATTATACATCCTACTGCTTTTAATAAAAATAATGAAGATGATATTATTGATTCTTTATGGTTAAAAGTTAATGAATATGCTAATAAATTTAAACCTAAAAATTTATATATTTGTGTTGATGGTATTGCACCATTTGCTAAAATTATACAACAAAGAAAAAGAAGATATTTATCTACATATAAAAAAAAAATAGATAATGAAAAAATTATTTGGGATACTAATGCTATTACACCTGGTACTGAATTTATGAATAAATTAAATATTTATTTTAAAAATAAAATTAGATATAATACTAATAAATATACTAATTTTAATTATTCTGGTTCTGATATTTGTGGTGAAGGTGAACACAAAATTATTAATATATTAAAAAATTATGATAATAAAATTTCTATTATTCACGGTTTAGATGCTGATTTAATTATATTATCTTTAATCTCTCATAAAGATAATATTTATCTTATGCGAGAAAATAATAATGATAATTTTAAATATTTAAATATTACTGAATTAAGAAAAGCTATTATCTCTGATTTAATTATTAAATGGAATTTATCTCCCGATGATTATACTGATATATTTTCTAATAATTCTATTAATTTAATTGAAAGTTATTGTGTTATGTGTTCTTTATTAGGTAATGATTTTATACCACATTTATTATCTATTAATATTAAAAATAATGATTTAGATATTTTATTAAATCATACTAAATATTCTATTAATAATAATGGCTTATTAGTTATTGATGGTTTAATTAATCATAAATGTTTATCTGAAATTTTTAATCAATTATCTATTACTGAAAATAATGATATTATTAAAATTACTGAAAATTATATTAATAAAAAAATTAATAATTCTAATATTAATAGTGAATACTATGCTATTAAAAATAAAGATGATATCGCTAAAAAAATTTATTCTAATCCCGATAAATTAAAATATATTTATTATTTAAATAAATTTAATACTAATATTCTTATTGATAGTTCTTTAATTAATAAAGCTTGTTTTAATTATATTAAAGGTATTTATTGGACTTATTCTTATTATAAATATAATATTATTGACCACGAATGGTACTATCCTTATAATTTCCCACCTATTATTAAAGATATTAGTAATCACGCTATTGCTAATTTACCTCCTGATATTACTAATAATGGTGATTTTATTGATAATGATATTCAATTATTAATTGTTTTACCTAAATCTAGTAATAATTTATTAAAAAATAATATTAAAAAATATACTGAAAATATTGAATATGGTTTATATCATATGTTTCCTGATAATTTTTACATTCATACTTATCTTAAAACACATCTTTGGGAATGTTGTCCTGAATTACCTAAAATTAATATTAAATATATTAAACATATTTTAAATAATAAATAAAAATATATTTATTTTTTAGATATGAATAAATTTAGTAATAATACTTTATATTGTTTTATATTATTATTACTTTTATTATTTATTATTTTTTATTATACTACTATGTTAAAAAAAATACAAGAAAATTTTGAAATTGCTGAACTTAATTATAATATTGATAAAGAATTTATTAAAAAATATTCATCTAAAATATAAAAAATATATATTTTTTCTTTTTCTTTATATATATAAATGATTTTTTTCTAATTTATTTTTCTTCTTTTTGAGCCTTCCATATCTCACCTACCTTTTTCATAAGGTCCTGGCGAGAAAGATCTGGAAATTCTTCTTTAAGAAGAGGCATTTTTTCCTTTACAAACAGATTATAAGCTGTTGGTTCACGCTTTTTTTTAGGTTCGGCATCATCATCTACATCCTTTTTAGCTTTCTTTTTTTTTGGTTCAGCATTTTTTTTACCAGAAGTAATCTGATGATAAACAGCAGTAAGAATCTTACCAAGTTCAGAACGAGTATA